GTGCTGGACATGGGCAGCATCGCGCTGGAAAAGGGTGTCGAATACCAGCTCTATTTCGCCGCCTCCAACAACTTCTACCCGCCCTCTGTCGAACCCTCATGGGTCGTCGCAAACGACTACGTCAACATTACAAATGGAAGCGCTTATTACGGCGACGATAGCAAGCTTATTTTTTCAGGAACAATCGGTTTAACCGTGCCTGTGGAAGCTGGTTGGACAATCAATGATTATCTGACCATTGCGGATGCCACTCGGTGGATTGATAACGTGAAAGCCATTCGTTCCAAATGCAGCGGCAAAAGTTCTACCCCGGGAACTCCCGAGGCGCTGAGTTATCATTTTGCGGTTATCAATCAAGTAGAAAAAGTTTTGTCTGACATTGAAGCGATGGCAAAGGACCATTTACTTTATTGTTCAGATACAATATGCGGAGGTGAACCCTATTATGCATTTTGTTGACCGAAAAGCAAAATATCCCGGGCGTTGGACTATGATGAAATCTGATGGCACATCAGAAATCATCACTTTGATTCGTAATGATGAACCTGTTGTCAAGGGTACTCCAATGAACGCCGACACCCTCAACACTCTGAGTGATGTTGCAGGGGCTGACATTGCAAAGGAAAAGGCAGAAGCCGCCGCAACCGTTGCGTCAACCGCAAAAGACGCTGCTGAATTAGCCGCAACCTCTTCGGAAAAAAGTAAAGACGCTGCGGCGAAGAGTGAAGCTGCGGCGAAGCAGTATGCGGACAATGCAGCGGCTATCGTAAGCACCGACCCCACCCTTACCATCTCGGGCGCACCCGCAGACGCCAAAGCCACCGGCGACCGCATCGACGCTATCAAAATCGAGACCGACAAGACCCTCACCATCTCCGGCGCGGCGGCGGACGCTGCGGCTACCGGTGTGCGCATCAAACTGTTGGAGATGGTGCATGGCACAGATGTAAACGGTATCAGTTTCGTCTCGGCATTTGATACGCTTGATGGCGTGGCGCTGGATGGCGTGTGGAACAAGGCGATGAGCAGAGTGGAGTTTTGAGGAGGATAGACCATGGCAACAAAACTCGGTGACATGGCGGTGGGCAGCACCGTTAAAATCAAGGTGGACGGTACGCTGAGGGATTTTATTATCGTGCAGCAGGGCAACCCTGACTCCACGATCTATGATTCGAGCTGTGATGGAACGTGGGTGCTGATGAAGGACATCTACACAAGGTCCACGTTCGGCAACAGTAACTCCTACAAGGATTCCAGAATCCACACATACCTGAACGGAACGTTCTACAACCTCATCGACAGTAACATCCGGGCAGCTATTAAGCAGGTGAAAATCCCGTACCAGAACGGCACTGGTTCCGGCGGCAGCCTTGCCACTGGCGCAGCAGGCCTGAACACCAAGGTATTCCTGCTGTCTGGTTATGAAGTGGGCTGGACGGTTATGGATGGCAACGCTTTCCCGAAGGACGGCAGGCGGCTGGCATACTTCCCCAGCAGTTCCGACGGCAACAGCAAGCGTATCGCATACGACGGCAGCAGTGCTGGCGCTTGGTGGATGCGTTCTCCGTACACCTACAGCTACGAAAACATCGCGGTCGTCAATACCAATGGCACCTACACCTACGGTCCCTACAAAAACAACTATTATGTCCGCCCCGCTTTCATTCTTCCCTCTACTTTAATTGCCTCTAACGATGGCACGGTCTCTGTCAACTTGGCACCTACCGTCAGCGCAGACAGTGTAGATCTGGGGGAGAAGAATGCACCCTTCGACTTCAACTATACCGTTACCGATGCCAACGGCGACCTCATGACGGTGACGGAGAAGCTGGATGGTAAGACCACCAAGACCCGCACCGGCGTTGCCAGCGGCACGGCCCTGACCTTTGAGCAGGCCGCCGATGCTGCCGGATTCCAGCGCATCCTGAACGGCAGTCACACCATCACCGTCGAGGTGAGCGACGATGCGGAAACCGTAAGCACGTCCGCCACCTTTACCAAAAACGTCACCGGTGCACAGGTGAGCCTGACCGCCACCCTGACGGCGGACGACACCATTACGGTAGCCTCCATGACGCTGGAAGGCACCCTGCCTACAGACATGGGCCTGACCGTGGAGATGACCAACAACGCCTTGGACGAAACCCCGGTGTGGGAGAAATGCACGGATGTACGTCTGGGCGAGAGCCGGGCCTTTGTACACCACGCCTTTACCAACAAGACCGCCGCCCGGGGCTTTGCATTCAACTACAAGGTGACGATTGCCCGAGGAGCTTCCGGCGTCGGCGGCAATATCACCATGATCGGAGGTGTCATCGGATGAGTCTTTGCAAGATGGATAAGAGCCTGAAAGAGCTCCACAAGAAGCTGGAAGAGGAGCGGATGCTCAGAGAGCTGCCCGGCCTCGTGGCGGGGATCGAGGACGCCATGTGCGAGCAGGACATGGAATCACAGGAGCGGCTGGCGGTTATCGAGGACTCGCTGTGCGAGCTGGATGCCGCCGTCAACAAGTAAGGAGGTAATATATGGATAAAATCTGGGCAAACAGACTGGTCGCCGGCACCAAGGAATGGGCAGAGATGCCCACGAGCCGCCGCACCGGGGTCAAGCTGGAGCTGGCCAAGAGAGTGGCAGATGGGGAGATCAGTGAAGAGGATTATAAGCGCATCACCGGGGAGGACTACTACAATGAGTAAACTGCTGGAGCTGCTGGAAAAGCTGGTGCGGGCCATCTTTGGCCCGGGGGACAAGCAGGATGCCGAAGAGGCAAAGCCCGCACCGGAGCCTCCCGAACCCCCCGGGGCAGAGGCTGTAACCGGCTGGGAGGGTGACCCGCCCTATCGCTTTGTGGATGTGAGCCGGTATCAGGGCAAAATTACCCTCGACGGCTGGCTCAAGGTCAAAGCGGCTGGTTACAAGGGCGTCATGCTCAAGACCGTGAGCACCAACCGCAAGCTCTCCAAGCGGGCAGACGGCCTGTACATCGACCCCACCTTTGAGACCAACTACCGCAACGCCCGGGCTGCCGGGCTGGACGTGGGCGTCTACTACTACACCTACGCCACCAGCGAGGCCATGGCCGATGCAGAGCTTGCCCTGCTGCGGCAAGCGGTGTACGGCAAGGAGTTTTCTCTCCCCATCTGCGTGGACGTGGAGGAAAACAAGCTCAAACCCATGAGCACCCTCGACCTCACCAACCTCACCGCCTACGCGCTGGAACAGGTGGAGAAAATGGGTTTTTACGCCCAGCTGTACACCTACACCGGTTACAAGTATGAGCTAGACATGGCTCGGCTGTCCTCTCGGTGGGACGTCTGGTTGGCCGACTACACCGGCAAACCGCCTGCTGTTACCTTTAGGTACAACTCCCACCAGCACACCAGCAAAGGCAGCGTGCCTGGCATCTCCGGCGACGTAGACCTCAACGTCACCACCATCAACTACCCCAAAATCATCCGTAAGAAGGGCCTGACCCGTCTCCGGGAGGGTGCATGACCGAAAAAGAAGCTTTGCTGTGGGTGCTTGGCATCCTTGGCAGCCTGTGTGCTGCGGCCATCACCATTGACAAGGTGCTGGAAATCATCCACAAGTACATCAAAAAGGCTCAGGAGCCGGACAACGTGCAGAACAAGCGGCTGGATGAGATGGACAAGCGCATCGGCACCTTAGAGCAGGGCCAGCTCCAGCACACACAAGCCCTTGCCCGTGACCTGCGCCGCTTTGAAGAAATCGACGAGGTGAGCCGTCTGACCCTCGACGGGGTGCGCAATCTGCTGGACGCCCAACTCTCCGGCAACAACCGCGAGGGAATGCAGAAGAGCCGCACCGACATCGACAACTATCTGTTAAAAGGAGTGACCAATCATGGTAGCACTGGCAACTAAACTTTTTGACCTTATCCCCGCCCCTGTGGCCCTCGTGCTCATGCTGGGAGGCTTTATCTTTTACGCCATCGGCTGCGTCCGGCTGGGCTATGGCGCCGCCGTGAAGCCTCTGGTGCTTGACCTCATCGAGCGGGCAGAGCAGGAGATCCAGGGTACCAAGCGGGGCGCAGAGCGCAAGGCGTGGGTCGTCAAGATGCTTCGCGCCGCCCTGAGTACCAGCAAATACGGCAGGCTCATCAGCTGGGCAATCACCGACGAGACCATCGGCACCGTTATTCAGTTTTTCTTTGACCGCGCCCGGGCGGCGCTGGAAAAGCAGTAAGGAGATTATTATGGCAAGCACTACATACCACCATCTCGGTGACGTCACCGAGATGTACGCCGCACAAGAGCAATTTCGGCACGTCACGAAAATGGTCTGCGCACGTCTTCGTGGCCTCACGAAAACATACCATTTTGCCGTGCTTGGCAATATGGTACGTAACGCCGGACAGCTGCCGCAGCCTTTTTGGCTCGGTGCTGCCTGTGGCGGCGGCTCGCGTAGTGCTGCCCGCTGCGCTGCAAGGACTTGACCGACAGCAGATGACCGCCGCCATTAAAAACGCACCGCTTGGGAGGGTAGACCGTAAGATAGCCTTACTGCGGTACGTGGAGCGGCTCCCGCTGCCGGACATTGCAGCACAGACACATTACAGCCGGACGGCGATAGGCTACCGACTGAAAAGCATTGAAAAAATGCTGAATATGTGATATAATATTTTTACGATCTGAGTGTATGTAGGACGCATGTTTAAGGCTGATTCTACAAACGCAACAAAGCGGCAGGCTATTCCAGAGTCTGCCGCTTTTCTTTTTGCACGATTTGTGGTATATTATACATAATAGAACCCGCCGAGCCTCTTAACAATGCGTATCATGGTGGGTCATTCAAGAGCTAACTCCGTGCTCAACGGAGAATTAAAAAAGCAGTCGCCAGATTCGGCGCTGAACAGTCTCCCGCCCGCCTACTTGCAGTGCGTACCATGCGGGAGACGCAATTTTGCCACTTCGGTGGCAGGGCGATTACTCGCTCACTTATAATCCATCAGCTTTTAGGCTGGTGGATTTTGTTTTATTCTTACTAGTTTTGTCGAAAGCATTGCCATATATTGGATGATGTGATATCTTAGCATTGCACTCCAATGTGTGTATCCTTACAGTTAAGCGCTCATGCGGATTTTTCCGTGTGGGCGCTTTTCTTTTTTTGTCCTTCGTTGTACCTTCGTTGTCTCTCGTTTTTTGCCAGTGTGGTACACTGGGTGCAATAGGAGGGATGTATTATGAGCTATTATCCGACACCCGGAGCGCCCTACGTTCCGCAGCAGCCTGTCAACCCTTACGGCGGTATAGGCACGGTAGGGCTTGCCACTCCCCTGCCAAACACGCAAGTACAGCAGATGCAGCAGCAGCGTCCACAGCCGATGAATGGGCAGCAGCCTGTTCAGCAGTCGGCACAAGACGGCGGCTGGCTGCTTGGCAGACCTGTTTCCAGCAGGGAAGAATTTTTGGCAATACCGTCCGACCTATACGGCAGACCGACCTACTGCCCCGACCTGCGCAGCGGTGTGATCTACTGCAAGAGGCTGAACCCGGACACCTGTGAATCCTATGTACAGGAGTTTTACAGCCCTGAAGCGTGGCGGCAGATACAGGCGCAACAGGCACAACAGACCGCTGCACCGACACAGCAGTATGTTCCTGTTGAAGAGTATAACGCCCTTGTACATCGGCTGGATGAACTGGAAAAGTGGCAGAAGAGCTTTTCTAAGCCCGCTGCCACAGCAAAGAAAGGAGAATAAGCAATGCCATCTCCGTTTGATATGATTACTCACAGCCCTATCATGCAGCTTGCGAACCTTGCCCGTGCCGGACAGAACCCGATGGGGCTTATCCAGCAGTTGAGCGGGCAAAATGCTCCTATCATGCAAGGCTTGAACCTGATTCAGGGTAAAAACGAAGCACAGCTCCGAACGATGGCGCAGAACCTCGCCAAAGAGCGGGGCATTGACCTGAACCAACTGGCAAGCGTTCTGAATTTGACGCTGCCCCGGTAAAACATCCCTCTAAGCGAAACGCTTCTCAGTTTTGCGGACTTGATAAAAACCGCTTTTGTTTGGCTTCGCCCATCGCACACGGCGGTGGGATAGCATAACGCAAAACTGAAAGGAGTTTTGTTATGGACGATTTTGCAACTGGCTATCTGGCTGGGCAGGACGGCGGTAATAACAACGGCGGATTTTTCGGCAACGAAGGTCTGTGGGCGGTTATTATCCTCGCCATCATCTTCGGCTGGGGCACAAACGGCTACGGTCGAAACGGTGGTGACAACGGCATGAACAGCTACATCCCCTATCTGGTGGGCACCGGCGCAACTGGTCAGGGCGGCGCAGATACTCGTGCGGCTCTGTCTGAGGGCTTCTACCAGCAGGACACTTCTCGTTCTCTGGCTGGCATCCAGAGCGGCATCTGCTCTCTGGGCTATGACCAGCTGGCACAGATGAACGGCGTCAACACCAACATCGCAAACGGCTTTGCTGGTGTGAATAGCGCCATCTGTCAGCTTGGCTACCAGAACGCACAGCTCGTGAACGGTCTGGAACGCAGCGTGTCCAACGGCGACAACGCCATCAGCCTTGCCATCATGCAGGAGGGCAACGCACGTCAGGCTGGTCAGACCGCTATCCAGACGCAGCTGGCATCTTGCTGCTGCGAGAACAAGCAGCTCATCGGCGACCTGAAGTACACCATTGCACAGCAGGACTGCGCTACCCGTCAGGCTATCGCAGACAACGCCCGTGCCATCGTGGACAATTGCAACGCCAACTTTCGCAGCATGATGGACTACTTCACGCAGGATAAGATTGCCACTCTGACCGCTGAGAACCAGAGCCTGAAGTTCGCCGCTTCTCAGGATCGTCAGAATGCGCTTCTGACCACCGTGATGTCCCAGCAGACCGATACCATCCTGAACCGGGTCAATCCTCGTCCGATTCCCGCTTATCAGGTGGCAAATCCCAACGTGGGCGTGAACTGCTGCGGCTGCGGCTGCTAACCCACACACTCCCCGATAACACCGGGTGAACCATCGGGGCAGGGGTAAGACACCTCTGCCCCTGATTTTTTAGGAGGAAACTACTATGGCTTGCAAAACAAGCTGCAAACTCTGCCCGCACTTGGTCATCAGTCAGGCGGTCACGTTCGCCAACGACACACTGACCATCAACATCCCTGCCGGCGCATACCAGAACGGAGAGAAGTATTGTATCGTTGTTGCTCAGAGCTTGCCGGACACGACCACCATCAATGCACCTGTGGTCATTACCATCGGTGCAGGCACTACCGCATATCCTCTGACCGACTGCAACTGCGCTCAGGCGACCGCCGAGAGCATCCACACTCGCACCCGCTACGCTACCCGTGTGGCAACGTCTGCCACTGGCACAGGCACGTTTAAGTATCTTGGTTGCTTCTGCCGCTCCCACGCCGGTGTGCCTGCGTCCATTTCCTAAGGAGGTATAGATTATGGGCAAGACTAATTTTCGCCGCATGATGATGCTCCGCGACCACGACAAAGGCCGTGAGCCGGAACGTGACCGCCTTGAGGAAGAGCGTGACCGCAGGGAGCGTGAACTGGAACGCCGTCTGCGTAAGCTGGAAGACGGCAACGACCGCTATCCTTACTATCCACAGGAGGAGAACCGCTATATTGACCCCTACCCTATCCCCCGCTACCCTGACGTTGAGTATGGGCGCAAGATGCCGCAAATCGGCTTCTCACAGAACGGAGACTGGGACAAGCGGTCTGTGCAGTACGAACGTGGCGGTGCAGACAGCCGCTCCATCAAGATGCCGCGCAAGCACCTCACCCACGATGAAGCAGAGGAATGGTGCGACAGCATGGTAAATGCTGACGGCACAAAGGGCTGTCACTGGACGCTGGAACAGACACAGGACGTTGCCAAACAGCGCAATATCACCTGTGACCCGAACGATTTCTGGGCTGTCATGAACATGATGTACTCGGATTATTGTCAGGTCGCAAAACGCCAGTCCGTTGACACTCCGGGCTTCTACGCTGACATGGCAAAGGCATTTCTTGAGGACGCAGATGCCGCAGACGGCAAGGCGTATCTCTACTGGGATTGCATTGCTGATAAGTAAAACAGAACCCCTGTACAGCCTTGATTGGTTGCACAGGGGCTTGTTCTTTAGCAAGTTCCTGTATCTCCGATTTTCTGCATAGTGCTTTTAAGATTTGGCACATCTTCTTCCGGCATTTTACGTTTGATACCAATAATCGCTTGCGTAATTCCAGCTTTATTTAATTGATTTACTGACTTGCGAAACACAAAATCAATATTTGCGTTCGCCTTAATTGTTCCGTCATCTTCAAGATAGCAGTTTGGAATCCACACGTTTTGATTACTGCCATTGATTTTGAAACGTTTTGCTTTGTAGCAACCGTAGTCCTCTCTTACAATCAGCTCAACGGGAATGCCCTTGTAATACTGCGTGTCAGTATTGTACTTTTCAGCCAGTTTTGCTTTACGTTTTGCTACCTCTGCGTTTATTTTGGCTTGCTCTTCTTTGCTTCTGTGCTTGTGTGGCTTATATGTGCGCACAATCTCCCCCCTCCCCCTCATTCCCAAAGTACAGATTGGGCTTTTATGTCAAATAAGTCTTGCGGATGGAATACAAGGCTCTTATCAAGCTCAACTATGCCAACGATGGAGAATTTGCCGGGGACTTCTCGCTCGATTTTAGCCTTTGCTTCTTCTTTGTTGTTTGCAAACAAGACGAACGGAGCTTGAAAGTGTCTGCATTTTTCGTCATCATCGTACTGGATTTTGACCCAATAAAAGTTTTCACCCCCTACTTCTTTCGGCGTTAAGTATTTTTTACACTTGATACATCGTAAGTGCAATACCCGATACACTGCGGGTTTCCGTATTTTTCCATAAAATTGTCATTCCCAATACGAGTTGCCAAAACCATGTGAACGTCTTTCCAGCCAACACGGTCATCATTGACCGGTTTATCGTCCATAACAATATCGTCAGGTTCTATCACTTTCTTGCCAACCGCCAAATTCCAATTATTTGCAATATAATGTGTCATCTGATACCAGTTGTCAAATGTTTTTACTTCTTTCATGGCATCTTCCAAAGAACCACGATGAGGTCTATAAACAATCATACGTCAATCCTCCAAGAAATCCTTTTGATTCAGAACTTGATTTACAATTCGTTCTGTACATTCTTTGATAACAGTAGATGCTGGGACGCGATCTTCATAAGCTATGTTTTCATATTGTGCTCCTGCATATTCAAAGAACCTTTTGGAAAGTATTTCTGCATCCGCACGACACAACGTCTTTAATTCGTATTGCAACGGAAATCTTCTTGTAAGCGCAGGGTCAATCCTATCAAATCGGTTTGTTGTTCCGATAATGATGACATTGTTCGGCAATCTATCCATTTCTTGCATAATCGCAATAACCACACGGTTCATTTCCCCAACGTCATCTTTTTGCCCACGAGCCATTCCGACCGCATCTATTTCATCAAAACAAAGAACGCAAGGAACGGTTCTCACATAATCAAAAATTCTTGCAAGGTTAGATTGTGTTTGTCCTAAGTGCGAATCAACTAGACTTGAAAATTGAATCCTCAAAAACGGAAGTTTTGCTTTATGTGCGATATACCTAGCCAGCATGGTTTTTCCACATCCGCTTTGCCCATAGAGCATCAATGCTGGCAAATAAGGAATGCCCATTTCGTTCAATTTTTCAGATGCTCGATAAATGGCAACAGTTTTCTGCGTTATACTTTTTTCTTCGTTCCTAAGAAGGAATCTTGCTTCCGGAAATTCTTCTGTATCCTCTGCGATCAAAAGATGCTGTAAGTTATATGGCAATTCAATAAATTCTCTTTTGCTTTCCAACTTGCGAAACATATTTTCTTTGAACTGCTCATCTTTTTTGGATGATATGGAATTCAAAATGATTTTAACAGCTTTTTGCGCGTTTCGCATATCACCATCGCAAACAAATCGAATAAGGCGTCGCTCACTATCATTCATCTAAGAAATCCTCCAATTCAATCTTTCCTTCTGCCGCTGCAACCGCCAGAGCGTACACATACTGTCCGATGGTCATTCCGTGCCGTCTGGCTTCACGGTTTATGTACTTGCGTTCTTCCACGCTCATAAGGATGGTAATGCGCTTAGAACGCTTGCCATCGCCACTTGCAACGCCCTGATGCGATTCCGGCATCGGGATTTTTTTCTTTGTCAAGCCAGCTTCAGCCAGTGCGCCGGGAATATTGCCCTGTTCAATCAGTCGTTTCGTTTCCTTTGCCTGTTTCAGCTTCTTCGGCTTACCTTCGCCTAACACGGCATCACTCGGCTGTCTTTCGCTGTCTTTGGCTTGCTTCGGCTTAATATTGCCTAATTGTGCTTCATTAGGCTGTGTATAGCTGTCTTCGGCTTCACTGGGCTTAATCGGTGATTGTTCGGCATTATTTGGCTTTGTTTGGCTTACTTCTTCTTCCTTTGGCTCACTTCGGCTTAATGTCTGTTCCGAAAAAACAGGCTGAAAATCAAACCCGCCCAATAAGCCAGAAGATTTTTTGCTGGTTGACTTCATCGATCCTCACCTCCAACGAGATACTGCGCCAACGCCTTGAAATCCTCTGCGCTTGTGCTCTTTGCCGTATCACCGCTAAACAGGCTATGCCGCTCTGCCTGTGCCTTACGAACGCCCATAGACGGTCTAATCTTCACATCCAGCAGGGTTGTACCCATGCTCTGTGCAATCACAGGAAGCTGCTCCACAACCTCTTTGGACAGGTTCTCACGGCTTTTGTACTGGTTCAGAAGCAGGCCTTCAATCTTCAAGGTCGGGTTAAAGTATCTGCGAACATCGCCAATGGTCTGCGAAAGTTGGCTCAAACCAGCCAGTGCATATCGGTCTGCTGTAATAGGCACGATAATGCTATTGGCGGCGATCAGTGCGTTTACAAGCGCAAGGCCGAGCTGCGGAGGAGTATCCAGAACGATGTAATCATATTGCCCGGACACGGATTCCAGCGCTTCACGCAGCCGGAAGTTCTTACCAATGTCCCGGACAAGCTGCTCGTCAATGTCCTTCAATGCGCTGTCTGACGGCAGAATGTCACCGGCTTCGCAGTGCTGGATTCCCTCTTCTACCGTGCCCTGCCGGGTCATTACATCGAACAGAGTACACACGTCCTCTGTCTGCGCGCCGTATGTGTCCGTTGCGTTGCACTGGGCATCGCAGTCCACCAGCAGAACTTTCTTGCCAAGCAACTGTAACGCACCAGCCAGACAGGTGCTTGTGGTAGTCTTTCCTGTGCCGCCCTTCTGGTTGGCGACAGCTATGATTTTTGCCATTTTTATTCTCCCCAGTCTACATAGTAACCGTTGTATGCGAATCCTTTCGCCGCCATTCCAGCTTCGATTAAGGCTTTCCCGGCTTCAATCGCTTCATCTGGCGTTAGTTCGCTATAACTTCTTTGCGGCAAAACCCTTACAGAAGCCTGATTTCCATGATGATTGAACCGAAACTGATAATCAAACTTCTTTTCAAGGTCAAGTTCTGCTTTATTCAGAACGGAGTAGGGAACTTTTGCCATTTTATCACTCTTTCTTTATTCTTTCACTGGTTCTGGCATCGGCATCCAATGGGTGAATTTCTGATATTTTGTCCTCCACCAACATTTCCCATTCCATTGAGCCGTAATCGTATGCGTTCCACAGAAATAAGGCCCATTAGAAACGCAAGACACAAGATACGTTCCCGGTTCTTCTGGTAGCCTGTCTTTCATACTAATCCATTCCATTCTTTCTCCTTTCTGCATCATCTGCTCAATGTGCTGCATCTGACTACTTCAAGAAGCTATCATCAAACGTAGCATAATCGTCAAGGTCTGCTTCTTTCAAAATTGAGTACATATAAGCGCCGGGGTCTTTTTCAATTCTATCAAGTCGCTCACTGACAAGAATCCTGTATGCATTCTCAATGATGTTCACAACAGCTTCTTTTTTCTTGTTAGGCTTGATGTTCGGATACTTCTCCGGCAATCTCTTTGCCACCAGCTTTGCGGTCAAGATACACTGGCTTTTAGACATCTCCGGCGCAATAGATGCCCAATCCACATTCTCGTATGCGCCACTGCGGGGCTTTCTGGCAGGTCGTTGGCTCTTTGGAACATCTTTTAACTCTACGCTTTCAACCTCGTTAGCTTCCACGTCTATGACTGGCTCATTAGACTTGAAAGCTACATTGAACTTCACAGCAACCGCATTGCGACCTCTCATGACTTTGTCATATTCAACGCACAGGTCTGATACTTCGTTTATTTCAGCTACCGCAATATCAATGACACGCCGCCTAAGATGCTTGAACTCTTGATAGCTAGGTTCTCTTGCGCCAAGCTGTTCCCTTAATCTATCCAACGTAATTTCGGGCTGGCTCACGCCACGTCCGATGAACTCTCTGAGAATTGAATACAGCAAAATGCTATACTGAGATTTCATATTCGCTGTGTAGCGCAAGCGATACTTGACATATCCACGCTCTGCAATGTCGAAGAAAACAGGTTGTAGAAGTGGGTTACAGCACAACGACACAGTAATGTTCATCAAACTAGGTTCAAAATTTACAGTTGCTCTGCTGAACAGGGGATACAGGTCAAACGAGCCTGAACCGTCACCTCTAGGAACTTCAACAGAGTTGTCGATGAAATGCTTAACCTGTGCTTTCAAATTCCTAGAGTTGATTTTTAACCCTAAAAATTCGCAATATTCTTGTAACGTAAACTGAACCGTTGAAGTTTCGGGGTCTCTCGGATTGATACGGCTAAGATACACTTCAAGCAACCGAAGCTCTCCTGCTGTATAATCAGTGAACTTTGCCCAAACAAGCTGTCGGCTCTTTTCAACCAAGTTCCCGCCTTTAATATCAGACAATCTTATCACGCCTCCTCTCGTATAAGAGTATATCACAAACAGGTGTACAAATCAATAGCAAGTGTACACCTGTTTCCACTTCTTGTACACCTAACTGTCCACATTTCGTACCCCTATATCCACAATCTGTACACCTATATCCATTTTTTGTACACCTCTTTACATTATATAAAACAAGACTATTAACAAGATTATAAAATAACTTCTACTAATAGCAGAAGAAGAAAATTTTCCACAAAATCTTTTCTTTCTCTCTTGAAAAGTGAAAAACACAAAGCGAATACTGCTAAATAAACAGATGCTTAACATCCGAAAGGTTGAAACGCTTAACGGTTAGATTTACCTAACGTGTACAAAAAGTGGATAAAAAACTTTTGAGCCGGTGTTATGGGGGACGGATTGACGAGCCGATTAAATGCAAGCTACATATTATCGCTACTACGTTATTTATTCCGTGCAAATACTGTCGATTCATAGACCATGGGGGACGGAATGACAAGGTGAATTTTCCCGATAGGTGTACAAAAAGTGGACAAAATGTCCTTTAAAAACTGCGATAATTCGACAATCAGCGCAAAATGTTTTCTTCGTTTATGGTATAAGAATCGTTTCGTTTCATAGCCGCAGCTTCCCCACAGTCCTGTGCCTGATACAAAATCTGCATATTAGGCTGTGTTCCGTCTGGATCTGGGTCGGTTTTGGTGGCCTGTGCCATTTCATAATGACCTGTGACGGTGCGGCAGACGGATACACGATCACGCAAAGTCGTGTGAAGGTTGGCTACCATTTCGCACAGAACGGCAAGGTAATCTGAGCCGTGATTGCCATAGATCAGATAGCACAGTAGATCAATTTCTTGCGGATGGGCTTCTTTGATATGCTCTATCAGTGCATCCCTCTTTCTCTCGGTGCTAGCATCGCCAGCCAGACTTTCCAATAATCCAGGATGCAAACAAGTGTCTATGTACGGCTTGGCCGCAACACCGCAGCACACAAACCATTTTATGATAGTAGAAGCATCTGGGGTCATTGTCCCTTGCTCATAACGAAAAATGGATGTCCGCCCTACACCCATTTTGTCCGCAAGCTTCTGCTGGCTAAGTCCAGATTCTGCTCTTGCCATCTCTAACACTTTTGCCACTCGTATCCTATAATCATCCATAAATACCCCTCTTTCGACAAAATGACACAAAAGCAAAGAAATTAAACTGATATATTGTTCAAAATGTGAAACAATAATTGAAAAAAGTCGCTGTTCCATTGAAACAGCGAGATGTGGTATAACTGTATTGTCAAAAAATTCCAAATAGAAAGGAAACACAAAATGAAAGAAACTGTAATCTGGAACCATGAACGTATGCCGATCATCGATGGAATGCCCGCTAGCGTTACCGATGGGCAGCCACACACACCTGAACCATGTGAGGAAAGCTAATGAACCGAACTGTAGATGCTCTGATTGTCCCATACGCCCGCAGACGGACGCTGGAGCTTGTCCTGAGCCTTTCTGGGTACGAAGCTGATAAAGATGCTTACCTCGAAGCAAAAGGCATCCTGGAACGCGCCATAGCCGCCTTGGACGATGGGCGCGACCCGGCAGATAACATCGAACGCATTGATGGGCAGCTCGTAGAGCTGTGATTGGAGGAAAGATGGACTTTACGAACGGATTCTATAAAACCGAAAACCCTGTTGTTCTTGAAGAAGTGAAAACCTTCCTTCAGTCAATGGAACGGCGTGGAGCAACCGTGAAGGACTTAGACGATGCCATTGTGCAGCTAAACAATGTTTCGCACAGCATCAGCACAAACGCTCTCGTCAAAGCAGATGTGCTGGACAATTTACCGAATAACCCCTTTCGTTCCATGCTCAACGGAATGTTACAAAGCAAAGGGTAACTTAAATTTAATGTGGCTCTTAATCATTGTCATTGCAATTTTTGGCTTCCCCGATGCAAAGTAACGGATGTGAAGAAAACATTCAATTTTTGCGAAGTTGTTAAAAACACATTGACCTGACAACTAAAAGGTGTATAATCGTATCAAATGAACGTCCATACTTACCGATCGGGAGGATATGCCACAATGAGTGAACAAGAAAGAGCTAAGATTGACAGGTTTATCGCATGGCTGTTGGAACACCCTGATAAGATTCCGGCAGCGGAGAAAGCCTTAGGCCTAGAATAACAGAAAAACCCTTGCGCAGAGCTACACCAGCCCGGCACAAGGGGTTTTTATTTTACCGGGTCAGAACCACTTCTTTTTTCGGTTTCTACGGTAACGATATTTTCTGCTGTTGCCATATAGCACACGGTCATTGCCTTTTAACAAGGCCTGCATGAACCAAAAGCAAAAGGCACAGCCACACAACAAGTAATACACGGGCTTTCTTCACATCTTCTCGATCAGGTTCATCAGAGCTTCACGCTGTTCCTTCGGCATAGATTCAAGTTTTCTTTTAATCCGCTCCACTGCTGCATCGACTTCACTTTGCGGCCGTTGGGGCGGGTTTTCTTTTTGTTCGCCAGTAAGAAGGTAGTCTACCGATACGTTGAAGTAGGCTGCAATCTTAGAAAGAACCTCTGCGGACAGGCTTTTGGTTCTTCCGGCTTTCAATTCGGAAAGAAAACTGCGGCGAATCCCAATGTTGCTGCAAAGGGTTCCGTCTTTGATGTCCTCTTTTTCGCAGAGTGCATGGATGTTGCTGTACAAGTCCGACATAAGAACACTCCCATATTTGTGCAAGTATACAAATGCACAGAATTTTGTACAAAAGAGTTGACTTGTACAGATGGCTGTACTATAATACAGACATGGGAAGTACAGAACGCTGTACAATATAAACTCTCTACACCCTTATATTAGTACAGTTTTCCGTACTTGTCAATAGATTTTAGCAAATGGAGGTGAAATTTTGAAAGAAAACTTCCGTTCTGGCTTTGAGCTGGAAGTGAAAATGAAGCTGTTGCAGCGAGGTATGAAGCAAACGGAGCTGATTCAGGAGGTTCAAAGTGATACCGGATTGTTCCTTGATGATTCGTACCTCTACAAGATTCTTCGTGGCGAGCGAAAGCCGGAGAAAATTATCCAGAGCATTTGCAAGATTCTTGAAATCGAGCAGAAGGAGGGCTGAACATGGAACAGATTATCGCCTTAAAGGTTGACCTTGAATACCCGGAAGAAGCCAAGTTTGCCATTGACGCCGCGGCCAAGACCTACTCGGATTTCAAGAGTGAGCAGGCGACAAGGCACTTTGTAGAAAATGGTTGCACGCCGGAAGATGCAAAGAAAATCGCAAAGTTTATCCAGTTTCTTGACCAGTGTTTTTCTGAACACAATGAAAGAGCCTTAAGAAAGGCAAGTGAAGTGGATGGAAATTAAATACTGTGAGCGCTGCGGTGTCTTTCTTGGCCTTGTAAATCCGTGCAAGAAATACTGTGAAGAATGTAAAATCATTGTTCGCAGAGAACGGCAGGCTCTTATAAAGAAAGGAATCAAGGCTAAGCCGGAACCGGCTTTATGCGCTTGGTGCAAGAAGCCAATGGTTCGGAAGGTCTGGTCTCAGAAGTATCACCCTGAATGCGCAGCAGATGCAAACAAGGCTTTGACCAAAAAGTACAAAGCCAAAAAGCAAAAAGAACTGAATGAGCTAAAAGCATCTGGTGAGCTCAAAATTACTTGGGATGTGCAGGAGCCAGAACGTGCGAGACCTCAAAAGCACGAGGCTCCAAAGTATACCGTGCGACAGATGAACGATGCCGCAAAACGATATGGTATGAGCTACGGCTATTACAGTACTTTACTTGCACAAGGAAAGGTGAAGGCTCCTGATGAACGGTAAGTACTACGGCAAGCGGGAAATCCGCTGGCACAGCCGGGAAAAAGAACGGCTGGAACGCATCCAACGTAATCGAAGGATGGCAAACGATGAAGAAAGCAATAAGCAACTTCAACAAAAGCAGTCCGTGGCAGAATCGCTGGCAAGAGCGTGAACCTTTAAGACTGGAACATATTGAGAAAGAAAGAGTGAGCAAAAATGAAAAAAATCAAGGTAAGAATCACATTCACCGAAGCAGTTCTCGGCACATGGCCTAGCAATCAGAACATTGCACGCGAGTTCATCGCCAGCAAGTCCCCGGATGCAAATACCATCGAGGACGAGGTTGCTGCTCTGGGCGCTGATGCTGTGGCAGATAAGGGCATGACCGTGTTCCCTCGCAACGAAAACGGAGAACCCGCCTTGTATGACTACCAGATCAAGGGCTTCTTCAAGGATTCTTGCGGTATGCTGGGTCGTATCGGCGGCAAGACCGAAACTGGCAAGAAGAAGGCCGTGAACGAAAGCGGCAAGCTGACGGCCTACAAGAAGGTAATTGACGGTCTTATTTTCGTGTCTCCCCGGATGATTCCCATTCATGTGAACGGCGAGATTACCGAGTGCCAGCGCCCTCTCCGCGCACAGACGGCGCAGGGAGAACGTGTAAGCCTTGCCAACAGCGAGCAGATTCCAGCTGGTTCGACCTGCGAGTTTGAAATCGTTCTTTTGGACGATTCTCACGAAAAGGTCGTGCTCGAGTGGCTGGATTACGGCGCTCTGCGTGGCATCGGCCAGTGGAGAAACAGTTCTAAAGGACGCTTTGCTTACGAAATCATCAATTAACCGCTATGGCGGGGTAGGGCTGTGCTGCACTCGGCGTGGAACTGCAACGGCATAGTGACGATTGGCTCAGAAATGCTAAGGCAATGCCCGGAGACGAAGCGACTTGAGCGGCAACGGCGATGCGCTGATTTGACGAGATCTGCAAAGGCATGGCGAAGCAAGGCTCAGACGAGCAATGGAATTGCATGGAACCGACATGAGCGGCGCAGCAAAGGCTATGGATGCAAGGTGTGGCTTTGATAAGCAAAGGCGATGCAAGGCGTAGCGAAGCGATGGCAATGAGTAGATGCGACACGCTTTGGCATTGAGTAGCTAGGAGCAGAAAAGCAAAGGCAAGGCGATTCACCGAAAAGCAACGGCAACGCATGGTATCGTCATGACTCGCAATGGCAAAAATGAAAGGAGATAAAGTGAAAGCACTGATTGAAGTTGCCCTGATGTGGGGCATAGCACTGGCAGTGGTTTTGGCGGTATTTCTGCTGAACTTCTGGATGGTGCATCACATCGGAATTCTGGTAGGAGCATCAGCCGCCCGTGGAATTATCATGGTATCTATGGCAATGGCTACGGCGTGGATACTGAGTTTTGGAGGTAATAAGAGTGAAAAGCCTGAAAGCTAATGTCCTTTGTACGCTTGGAATCGCGTTAGCGATCTTTTCAGTAGGATGTGGCGATGCAATCCAGAAAAGTCAGAGCACAGTAGCGATGTTTGGATATGTTTTCCTTTCGTGTAGTTTCCTCGCCGCAGCACTCGTCTTATGTGCCATTGGTGTCAGTTCTGAAAAACGTATTGAACAGGAAAATCGCAAAGTAAAACGCATTCCTCACCACACAAACGAGTGGAGGGATGCACAATGAAATGCCCCGTGTGCGGCAGTGACAGCATTACAACGGTTGACAGCCGGTCTGACCACGACAGCATTGTTCGCAGAAAGAAGTGTATCGCCTGTAACCATCGGTGGTCTACCATCGAAATTGACAAAGACCAGTGGTATAGCGCACTGCAAATCAAAGAGGAACGCAAGAGAGGGAGACCCAAAGATGATTAACCTCGACAGATTCGGTGGCGTGACAGAGCCGGAGGACGGCGTGTACTTCATGACCAACGAACAAATGGCGGAAGCGAAGGATGCCGACCGACTGGCAGCGATTGAGGACTTGCAGTCCGAGATTGAGGACAGGGAAGCAGAGCTGAAAGACCTTTGCGCACAGTTGGCAGACCTGATGGCTGGTTAATTTTGTACAGCCGAGTTAAGCCGAAGAAAGAACGATGAAGCCTAATGAAGCCGAAGAAAGGAGGACGATTCCATGACCGATAAGGAACTTGTCGAGTATCTTTGCAAATGGTTTTACGTTGATTCTGGCGGTACGTTACACAGAAAAGACAGGAAAAACAGTGCAGGAAGCTACGATAAAGACGGTTATTTGATTGTAAAAATCAAAGGAAAGCAATACAAAGCACACCGCCTTGTATACGCACTTCATTATGGGCTAATGCCTATTGGAGTAATCGATCATATCAATGGAATCAGGACAGACAACAGGATTGAGAATCTTCGCTGCGTAACCCAAGCTGATAATGTTGCAAATACTGTTCAGGCCAGAAACACTTTAACTGGCGAGTACGGAATCTACGAAGACCGTTCAACGAAAGGTTTGAAACGCAAATATTCGTTCCACTTTAGCGGAAAAACATACCGATTCAAAACCATAGAAGAAGCTAAGAAAGCAAAAGATGCTTTATGGAGAGAGAAATATGGAAACACTTGTGAAGCTTTCCAAAATTCAAGGCGAGCTGAAAGCCCCAAAAAGCCAGCGCAATTCTTTTGGTAAGTACAATTACCGCAGTTGCGAAGACATTCTGGAAGCAGTAAAACCCCTCCTTGCGAAATACGGAGCCTGTCTTGTTCTTGAAGACGAGCCTGTACAGAGTGGCGAGTACCACTATATCAAAGCGACTGCAACAATCTACGATTCGGAGACCGGAGACAAAATATCTAACACGGCATACGCCAGAGAGCCAAAGCAGCAATCTGGTATGTCAGATTCCCAACTTACCGGCACTGCAAGCAGCTACGCCAGAAAGTACGCCTTGAACGGTTTGTTCTGCATTGACGATACGAAGGACGCTGACACGGACGAGTATCAAAAACAGACCGCAAGCAGGGCAAGCAAACCTGTCCAAAAGCAAGCGGAAGCAGAAAATATTCCTCCGTGCGCTTGCTGCGGAAAGCAGTTGCAGCCTATTCAGTACAACAACCGCACAGTCACTCCGCTGGAAACTGCAAGAAGCACGAAGAAACGCTTTGGGCGTGTCCTGTGTTGGGACTGTGCTCAGAAACAGCCGAAGGAGGGCTAAACAATGCTTAACTCTATCGCAATTCAGGGGCGTCTGGTTTACACGCCTGAAGCTAAGGTCACGAAATCCGGCAAGGATGTTTGTACGTTCAGCATTGCCTGCGACCGTCAGAGTGGCGGTCAAAAGGAAACCGACTTTTTCAACTGCACCGCATTTGGTAATACGGCACTGTTCGTTTCCAAGTGGTTTCAGAAGGGGAGCCTGATTCTGGTGACTGGCAGCATCCAGACCCGGAAGTATACCGACAAGCAGGGAAACAACCGCACTGCAACGGAAATCATGGCGAACAAGGTCGACTTCTGCGGTAGCAAGTCTGACAGCAAGCCCGCCGATCGGGCGCAGGATGCACTGCAAAACTACTCGCAGGGCAACGCAGATGACTTCTCTGTGATTGACGATTCATCGGATTTGCCCTTTTAGGACATAAACCCTGACCGCCTACCTTATATAAGAGCTGCGCTATCTGGCTGGACGGGCGTTTGGAAAGATGATTACCTGTTGTCTTAACTGCACATCACGCTGCACAGCTTGCCACGACACTTGCGAGAAGTACAAAGCAGAGAAAAAAGACTTCGAGGAGCGCAAGGCGTTCGTGCATGAGCTGAACCACAGCCAGAGCGTGTACCACCGCAACTGCGAGGACAAGCACCGGGAACGTGGCAAGAAGCGGTTTCTCGGAAGTGAATTTAGAGGTGAACGAGGATGAGACTTGTTGACACAGAGGATGTTATTGATGCATTGGGGAACATGGGAGAAGCCATCGACCTAAGAAAAGCCGAAGAATGGATTGATACGGTTCCAACCGCAATGCAGTTGTGGACAAGCGTGAAGGATGCACTGCCGACTTCGGACGGAATCTACTTTGTTGTATACAAATTTTGGAGTTTGGACGATTGTGTTTCAACAAGAGAATTTAGAGGTGGTGAGTGGAGAGAAGAAGTTGGCCGTGAAGAGGTTAGGTTCTGGATGCCGATTCCTGCACTGCCAGAGGACGATGAATGAACACCGGCAAGCAGTTTGAAGCGGACTTTAAAGCATCCGTCCCGTCCGATGCGTGGTGCTATCGCCTGAAAGACAGTGCCGCCACCTACTACGGCGGCAACGAGAACTTGTCCTTCTCCATCGACAACATCTGCGACTTCCTTGTGTACCGATACCCGATGAATCACCTGTTTGAGCTGAAAACCATTGAAACGCCCTCTATCCCTCTTGAAAAAATGTTAGGCAAATACGACAAGGCAAAGTGCAAATACCGCAAGGAAAAGCACATCACGGACATGGTAGAAGCAATGGGGTACAGCGGTCAGACCGCCCATGTGATAGTCAATTACAGGGCAGTCAGCCGCACCTTTGCAATCCCTGCCAGCAAAATTCTGGCATTCCGATACAACGGGAGCCGTAAGAGCATCCCTTGGCAGTGGGCAGAGCAAGAGGGGATAGAGGTCAAAGCAAAGAGACTGCGTGTCCATTGGCGGTATGACGTGGATGGGTTGTTAAAGAGATTGGAGAAAGAAAATGCAACTGTCTGAAAAACAAGAATTGGTAAGGCTTCTGGGACTGTACCAAAGCGAACTCCTTATGGAGAACGAAGAAAACCTTAGAAAGAAAATGAGAAGCAATGAAAGCTCGAAGAAGGTTGTCACAGATTATTCATACGGTGTAAAAGCTCAGTATGAACACGCAAGAATCATCATCAAAAAACTTTCTGTTGAAATCGGAAAAGAACTCAAGGCTAGTTGGGAGTTGTGGTGAAAATGACAATGGTATGCGATAGGTGCGGTGAAGCGTTTCCGCTTTCCAACGATGTAAAATACATGACACCGTTTGATGACGAACTTGACCAATTTGAAAGCAATTCTATTGTAAAGTGCCTTTCTGGCGATGATAAAGGGATTTACTCGATAAGAGATGAAACCGTTGCCCTTTGTCCCTCTTGCATGGCAAAGCTGAACGACTGGCTGAAAGGAGATAAAAAATGAGCGACATACGGTTAGTTAATGTAGTACCCATCGCCAACGGATGGAACGATGCGGTGAAGAAGAATCTGGATGAGGCCAAAACATTGATGGCCTCCGGGAACTGTACCGACTACAACGCGGGCGTTATCGAGGAATGCGTTGCGAACCTCGTTTCCGGACTTGCCGATGACCTGATGAAAGCTCCTGCTGTTGACCCGGAAACCTTGCGACCGGTGGCACATTGGGAAGAGAGCGTTTGCTTTGAAGATGCCTTTTGGGTGTGCTCGAACTGCAAGTTTCCTAGTGAAGCGATAGCTGCACCCCGTCTTTATCACTATTGCCCGAACTGTGGCGCAAAGATGGAGGAATTATTGAAATGAAAAACAAAATAAATCACCGTTTTATCCGCTTCACAATCGCAACCGTAGCACTACTGCTCACGCTGCTCTTTACATCCTGCCATCCGACCGCCGCTAAAGCCTCTGCTAAAGCGGAAGAAGCTAGCAAACCGTGTTATCACGTCACGGTCTATTCCCCGGAAATTGAAAAAGTAGGCTACGGTAGCGCACGGCATCCAAAGTACACCATTACGGTGGAAAGTTTTAACGAGCTGATTCCGATCTCTAGTGCAAGAGATTACAAACTACTCCAAATACCTCTGGGAGACGGTCGATTTGAGCTTGTATCCACTTCAATGGTTGAAATCCAATACTACTGAAAGAGGTAGAGCTATGCAAAAGAAAATTTCAGACATTTTGCCTAAGACGGAAATCTTGGCGCAATTGGCAGAAGAAGCGTCCGAACTGGCACAGGCTGCATTGAAGCTGCGCCGTGCGTTGGATGACACGAACCCGACACCGAAGAGCATCGAAGAATGCCGAAAGGCGTTTGAAGAGGAATACGCAGATGTTATGGTGTGCATGGTTGCGCTTGGTGCTTCGGGTGACGGAAAAGCGCATGAGCGAATTGAAATTATTTCAAGTGAAAAATACTACCGTTGGCTCCATCGACTTCAAGATAAGGAGCAGCCGGATGAATAAATTTGGAAACTGCCCCTTGTGCGGCAAACAGATCAATCCAACCAACCTCCGCAAAATCGCACGCCAAAACCAGCTGTATGGCTTTCGCATGGCTCTGGATGGCATAGCCGCCACATGGGGCGCACTGATTCAGAACCTTCGGTGTGATGTAGACCTGACCGATGAACAGGTGCAGAAAATCATCCGCATTGGTGACAGGTACTGGGAGATGGTTGGACAGTTCAAAAACGAGAACATGACCCCTGACGAGTTTGCGGATTACATCACCGCAAAGTCAGAACAGGTCGAAAAAGAGTTGAGAGAAAGGTGGAGCTAACAATGTTTGAATTTGCAACTCGCTGGCTGGTCTGCCTAGTCCTGCTGGCGGTAGTGGTTCAGTCCGAACGGACAATCAAAAACATGGCGAACAGCCTGTTTGAGGAACGGCAGGCAGTGCTTGTCTGGCTGTTTATCAACGTGTGTCTGGTCGTTTGTACGTCAGTTGTGATGGGGTGGAAATGATGATTCAGGAAATTAACATGGTAGGGCGTGAAAGGCTGGCTTTTCTGTATGGTCTTTATAGCGGCTGCGCGGAATCCGAAACTGAGCTTAACGCCAAAGGCATTTATCAGAAAATTGCTTCCGAGTTAGCTTGGTGTTTGGGATTCAACGAGAACGGTAGCAAATGTTATAAGATGAACGGGGAATAACCAATGGACAACGAACTTTACTGCCCGATGAAGATGACCAGCAATCCGCTTGGTCGGTGCGTATGCGAGAAAGAAAAGTGCGCTTGGTGGCGGCAGTTGGCCAGTTGCTGTGCAGTCTGGCAGATTGCATGGAAGCTGGACAACATCGAAACGAAGATGAAGAGGTGAGAACATGGAAGAACGTGCAGAGTTAAAACACGGATATTGGAAACTTTCACCAGATGCTTATTATATGGACACAATGTCAGAAGAACGAGAATTAAAAGCTTATGTGACGGCGAAATGCTCGTTATGTGGAGAACATCATCCGAATAATTATACAGTGTGGTCGAAAACTTTATACGCGCCGGATGGTGAAGAATACACATACGAATGGAATATAAAAGAAGAAAAAGAAAACATTTTGAAAGAAGCGATAGAAAATCACCGTAATTATGCGAACTATTGCCCGAACTGCGGTGCAAGAATGGATTTGAAACAGAAATAAAGAGGTGATAACTCTTGGCAACACCCCCGAAGCGTGGTCCTGGCAGACCGCCGCTGACCGAAGCTGAAAAGAAAAAGCGTGAGAAGCGAGCGCAAAAGGCAAAAGAGCAAGCCGCTGCGAAGCGTGAGAAAGAGCGTGAGAAGAAGAAACAGCAGATGCTTAACAAGCGGAAATCTATCCGCTCACAGGTGAGTAAAAAGGTGAAAGAACAACAGGATTTAGCAATCACGAGGTCTAAGATGCTGAACACAGGGGATTTGCAGTCAAGAATCGGCGATGAAGAGGACAAGAAAGTTGTCGGCATGATTGCGGCCAAGTATTTTGGCGACCTTCCGAGCGTTGACATGAACAACCCCATTGAAGTGCAGCAACGCCTTGACTTCTTTTTTGACGCTTGCATCGAAGCCAGAATATCCCCTGTGGTGGAATGGATTGCGCTGGTTCTGGGCATCGAATGGCCTAGTCTGAGACAGATTATGACAGGCAAACGCCGTGACGACAGCTTGCAGCAGAAGTACATCCTAAAACTGATTCTGCAAATGCAGTCCATGTGGGCATACAACGGTATGTACGGTCAGGAGAACCCGGCAGAGTGGATTTTCCGAGCCAAGAACTACTTTGGTATGCGTGACAACGTGGAAGTCACCGTTGCCCCGCCGGAACAGCCGTTGGGCGATGCCCAAAGCGTAGAGCAGCTTGCCCAGAAGTATCAGACGACTTTGCCGAAGGAGATTGACGTGGAGTACAGAGAGGTGGACGACTAATGCAAACTGACAGAGGAATTTACCACAAGCGAGTATGCGACCGCTGCGGAGCTGTTCTAGGCGGTAGAATGATGAACCCTGACGAATACTTCAAGGACTGGGCGTGGCGCAGGGACACAGGCGACCTTTGCCCTGAGTGCTATGAGGAGTACAAGCGAGTGATCAGGCGGTTCAATGCCAACAGAAAGAGAAAGAGAGGGCAGAGATTATGAAAAAGTGCGCTCTTTATAGATGCAAACAGTGCTTTGCGACCATGGCGGACGAAAGCGATGTCAGAATCGACAAAGACATTGTTGATTGGATGTTTGAAAACGAAATGGAAGAAAGTAAAATTGGGTTTATCGCAAAATTCAAAATAAGCGATAAAGTTCTCATTCATCGTTGCGCCAATAACACTGTTGGCTTATGCGAGTTTATCGGATGGAAGGAGATAGAGGAATGAACTTCTACTGCACCACCGAACACTGCTCTTGCATGGGCATCAAGCAGTTCTCCGCTGGCAAGGCTATCCGATGCACAGCAGAATCCTGTAAGAACAAATCCGAGCCGTCCTGTGGCTCTTGCAAATGGTACGCAGAGCCGGAGGGAGTGTGCGTGAACGACCAGTCAGAACACGTTGCAGACTTCGTGTGGGATGAACGTGGATGCAAGGAATGGGAGAAGAAAAATGAGCGAAAGTAATGTAATCAGGCTGGGCAATGGAATTCTACTGGACAGCAAAGGAAAACTTTTATGCCAAACTGTGGACAAGTCCTGCTCAAACTGTAAATGGCACGACAGATTCTCGTGGGTCTGTTACAACGGTCTGTCGGAGCGCAGAGCTAATTTTACAGACCCGGAAGATGTGTGCAAAGAATGGGAGAAAAGAGAAAATGAGCTATGATATTTCACTGTGCGACCCAGTAACGCACAAACCGCTCAAAGCAGATAGTACGCATTTTATCGCTGGTGGTATGCGCGCTATGGGTGGTACAAAAGAACTGTGGCTCAACGTCACCTATAATTACGGTCACTTCTATTATCAACCGGAAGTGTTTGGTGAGAACGGCATCCGCTCCATCTATGGCAAAACAGGCGCAGAAAGCATCCCGATGCTGGAAAAGGCGATTGCCGCACTAGGTGACGATGTAGACGATAGCGACTACTGGCACGCCACAGAGGGCAACGCCAAACGCGCTTTGTATGGTTTGCTGGCGTTTGCAAAGATGCGGCCTGACGGTGTATGGGACGGAGATTGAAGGGAGAAAGTACGATGGAAGTCAGACCGATTGATGCAAATGCACTCAAACTTTATTTTTCTGATAGGCAGATGGAGTATGTAAGCGTGGATGAAGCTGATTACACATTCAATGCCTTGATGTTTGATGTGCTTGGAGACGTAATAACAGCTATTGAAAATGCACCAACAATCGAGGTGAAAGACAATGGCTAATTATCCGGAATACCTTGAACGAAACGCACTTATTGAAAGAATCAAGAAAGCATATTGCGATGGCTGCGAGAGCTACAATGGAGTTAGATGCCGTGCTTGCGGTATTGGCGATGCCATTGACGTTGTGGAAGATGCGCCGACAGCCTTAGAGCGTACCGCTGAATGGATTGTACAGGACGATACGTTCACAAGGTTCGAGTGTAGCAGATGCCACACAAAAAATCATCACACACGTTGGAACTACTGCCCGAACTGTGGAGCGAAAATGGAGAACGCGCATGGCTAACACACTTTGGCATCCAGCAAGCGAACCGTCACGAGAGCGGACGCAGCCTTTGTTGCTTGCGGCTAAGACAACGTGGCGTGATAAAGATGGAAAAATGTTGCAAGGAATCTCGCCAACAACGTATTTTCTTGGCTGTTACGCAGACGGTCAGTTCTGGGACGATATAGGAGAGAGACTGCCAAAAGATGTGACGGTGACGCATTGGATGGCGTTCCCGATGGTGTAGGAGGGCTTATGGAAAAGAATGTCGTTGTTACGCAAGATATGGTTGACGCATTCACGGAGGAAATGCAGGAAGCATACAAAAAGTACGGCGATGATGAAGAAATCGTTCACAGCATGATGGACGGCATCATGTGTGAAACCTTAGAAAAGCTGGGATTTGCAGAAGGTGTGGGAATCTTTAACGAAGCACCGAAATGGTATGCGTAAGGAGCGGTAAACATGACGAACAAGAAGTTTGGAATCATCGTTATAGACTTGAGTCTTTTTGACTTCGGGCCGAAGCCGCCTTGCGGGTACATCAAGGCAAAACATATCCGCCCAGCGTACGGTAAAGGCGAAAGACCTGTAAAGGCGCATAAGCGAATCACGAGAACAAGAGAGGGATTCAGAAAATGAAAAACCTGTCAAAGAAGCACTTGAAACAGATTTATAGGCGAAAAATGAGTAATAAGCTTTATGTACTTATCCCAACGACATTCTTTCGTGCAGCACCGAACAACAGGAAAGACCATGATAAGATGATGGCTTGGCGTCAGAGTATGTGTACGAACGTCCACTACATGATTTTTGGTGAGAAAATCAAGAGAAGGAGCAAAAGGACATGAGCATGGACGAAAAGGGTAAAAAAATGAAAGAACTCAAAAGATGCCCGTTCTGCGGTGGGGAAGTGACTATTGCCGAAGCAGGCGACTATTTGACAAGCTGGATGTTTATAACAAGAGGAAACGGCAAGAATGGGTGCAAGTGCCGGGCATTCATGGAAAGCAAGCCATATAGCTTTAATTGTTCCGCAGTCGATAAAGAAAAGATTAAAAAAGACCTTATCGAAGCGTGGAACAAACGCTACAAAGAGGACTGAGTATGGACAAAAGACGAGACAGCTTTACATTCCAACGATACTACTTTGAAGCCATCTCCACACTGAAAAGTAAAGAGAAATTAGAACTCTACGATGCAATCTGTGCATACGTTTTTGAAGGAAAAGACGCAACTTTGAATTCAAAAAAAGCAGAATCTTGTTTCATTTTGATTAAGCATCTGCTCGATGAAGAGTTGAAAAGAAGCGATATTGCGTCAAAAGGATGGTCTACACGAAAGTCAACTCATCCTCATGTCATAAATGAGATGAAAGTCAGCTCATCTATGAGTTCAAAGTCAGATGACAATGAGCCCATTGTATCAACTGACAGTCAGATGAACGTCAAGGCCTTGCAGGAGAGTGCAGTCAAAAAGAAACCTGACATCTTTTCCGACTTTGCTCATGGCGATAAAGCCTTGCTGGAATCCTTGCGAGAGTTCGCACAGATGCGTACAAGAATCAAAAAGCCTATGACAGACCGGGCAAAACAGATGCTCTGCAACAAGCTAGAAAAGTTTGATCGGCATGATTGGAAAGCCATCCTTGACCAGAGCATCTATGCCGGGTGGCAGGACATTTACGCATTGAAACAGGATGACCAGTACGAGCAAAGTACGGAGATGGAGTTTCCTAGACTATGACAATGGACGTTCAAACGGTATTTATCGGTGCGCTTATGCTCTGCAATCCGGGCGTTGTGGATGAAATCATACCAGACCTTGAACTTGACTTGTTCAGACCTGAGCTGAGAGACGCTTTTGCAGCTGTTCAGGGCTATTGGACGGTTAGGGGTAAGATAGATATAGTCGAAATAAACACGCAGCATCCAGACGTAGCGCAGACGCTCTTGGCGTGTGTACAAACCTGTGAATCAGAGTGTGTGCGAATTGACAGGGAGCAGATGCAGCGTTGGGTACAGCTTATCAGAGAACAAGCTGCACTCACTCGTGTGCAAGGTCTGGCATTCCAGATGGCCAGCGAGCTTACCGACTATTCTGATCTATCAGACATTTACCAGCAGATGGGCGAAGCAATGAGCCTGAAAGCTGAGGAAGAAGATGCGTGGACATACGAGGATGTGCTGAACGACTATGTGCTTCACATGGACGAAAAGCCTGTGTATATCAAGACAGGCCTAGAGCGTCTGGATGAAGCGCTGCACATCTCACCGGGCGATTTCATCATCATCGGCGGCAGACCGTCTGCTGGCAAGACAGCCCTGTCTCTGCAAATAGCAGCAAGCATGGCAAAGCAGGACTACACCGTGTACTACTTCAGCTTAGAAACCAGCAAACGCAAGCTAGGAGCACGTCTGATGGCCAATCAAATATACTGCCCTCTGGACACGGTGAAAAATAAGGCGGTCAGCTTGAATGAGATTGACGGACAGGCAAAGAACATGAAGATGCCCCTATATATCCGCTCCGCTGCCGGAAAGAACGTGGCGTGGATGAAGGCTCAGGCTCTCCGTAAAAAGGCTCAGGTCATCTTCGTAGACTATCTTCAACTCATCCACGAAACAGGCGCAAAGGACAGATATGCCGCCATTACAGCTATATCCATTGCCCTGCACGAACTGGCACAGACCACAGGCATTGTCGTGGTGGCACTGGCACAGCTTAATCGAAACCCATCTAAGCCCGGAGCAACGCCTACTAACTCCGACTTGCGAGAGAGCGGACAGATTGAACAGGACGCAGATGCAATCATCCTTCTGTCCGGTGACAACCCCGACAAGTACCTGTTCCGGCTAAGCAAGAACAAAGAAGGCGAGATAGGCGACCTTCCCATCACGTTTAACAAGCAGATTCAACGGTTCCAAGAGTATACTTGGATGGATTGATAATATAAAAATCAACAAACGGAGGAAAACAACTATGGCACTTACCAACATCGAACGTGAGACTATCATCAATTTCAACGCAGCGGAAGATACCGCAGAAATCTACACGGCAGACCCGGTTTACATTCGCAAGCTGGACAAGCTCTGTGAGCAGTTCCCCAATACATACAAGTTTATGGCGGAGCTGTCTGCCAAGCGGTGCAAGGAATCTAAGACCTATTCGATGCCGAAACGTCTTGTGAAGTTCCGGGCGCCTGTCACTCGTGAGATCAGCGAAGAGCAGCGTGAAGCACTGGCAGAGCGTCTGCGTAAGGCAAGAGAAGCCAAGAATATCTAATCTTAGCTCGTACGACTACAAAACTACTGTATCAGAAAGCATGGAATGGTGTCAGGCGGTAAAACTACCATCTGCGACTATTCCGTGCTTTTTTCTCTTGTTATTTATCAGGGTAAAACGGCAAGGTCTGAATTTGAGAAAGAATCGTCTAATTGCAGGGCTGATTGAGACGAAAAAACGCTTCGAGTATCACTTTCGGAAATGGCTTTCAAATTTTTGTCCCCTTTCCCCCTTGTTTCCTCTTCCCCCCCTTTTGTCCCCCTCTTTCCCCTACAACCCCTATTACCCCCTATAATCCCCCTAACATCTTCCGTGCTCCCCCTTTCCCTCCCCGTGTGTTTAGCGCGTCCGCGGGCGTTATATGCGCCAGCGCGCGCGTTGACGGAGCCGGGTGTGCTACGATAGTTCAAAAGCGAATAAATAACAGTTATGCGAAATTGCAAACTGGTTCTTTCCCCCTACAACCCTCTATCTCCAAACCTACACCGTTAGCCAGCAGAGCAGACCGTAGGCGAGAACTAGCGTGAGGTTCGGACTGGTGGATAGTATACGACTATTTCACATGGAGAATTGACTTCATTTTGTAGTCGGTTGAATATGTAGAAATGTTGCATTGAATATTCCTAGCAGAATGCTATGAATTAATTAAAATACCATAGTAAGTTGCTGGGAATTAAATCGAGAAGGAACAGACCAAATCGGATGGTACGACTATTTTAGCAGAATAATCCCTAGATAGTTACTAGGATATATAGGCGTATATTATAATAAGTGCGGCTGGTATACGAATTTGGTATGGCTAGGCGAGAATAAAATTGACAGGTGTCTTGACACATATTGATTTTTGGGTGGTCGGATGACTTAGCGACTATCGCATCTCCCTTCTTCTAAAAGTCAAACGACTATTTCACACAAAAAATACACGACTATTTGACGATAGTTCGCAAGAAAATGATACAACTATTGCTCTGCGACTATCAGCGGACAGTTCGTTGCTATACTATATATAGGACTTTCAAACTGTGGTCGTCTGACGACTTTACGACTATTCCGCGACTATTTGCCGGGAGAAATTACGACTATTAGCTACGACTATTCCAGCCGGAACGCTACGACTATTGCTGACCTCTATTGGCTATCGGGCGAAAGCCCGAAAAGAGATGCGGCGGCAAGCCGCCAGTGGTTCCGCGCCCCTGCCGCTGGACTGCCCCGCCGTGTGGAGTGTGCCAGGCAGACCCGGCGCGCCCTGACTGCTGACCCGGTGCCAGACCTTCAGCCGTTGCGCTGACTTCTGCACCGGATGCAAGCCGGATGCACTGACCCGCTGCCGTTGGCATGGTCTGCGCTATGATGCACCGCCGGGCATGGATCCATAACAGGGGCGCACCCTTGTACCCTTATATACCTTATTATAATGGGGCGGCTGTGCTGAGCTGTACAGCGTCCGGGCGTGGCGTTGGTGTCTGGTATCGGTGCGGGTGCAGCGTTTGATGGTATGCCCTCCAGCGTGGCGCAGGCGGTGTATAGGCGGCTTGTGTATTTGCTGTATTGTGTGTGCTGGAATGGGGCAAATCAACGGAAACGCCGCTGTAAAGCCCTGTAAACGGTTTTGGCATTTTGGCTGTATAATTGCATGAACGGAATAAAAGCCGCTGTAAACGCTTGTTGGCAGCTCATACGTTGCCGGGCAAAAATAAAATCCCTGCACCCCCAGCAGATGCAAGGCAAAAGAAAAGCCCCGCCGGGTTGTGGCGGGGTGTGACTGTTGCGGGCAAATTAAATTTTATACTGGTCAAAAAAGTGCCTTCATTTCGTCGTCGTCGTACTCTGTCAGCTGATAATACCACTCATCATAAGATACATGGTATACGATTGCTGGAATGTCTTTTTTCTTGTAACTTTCTAGGCTGTCGAACTTGTCAAAACAAGAAGCGGGATGTGGGCCGATATCATCACCCCGGTAAAAATACACTGCGTTGCCGATTTTGACGGCTGCCCCAGCACCACGCCTGATAAGTTGGGCAAAAATCTTTTTTTCATCGGCTGACATTTTACGGGAAAATTCGTTAAACCCTTCAATAACCTTCATTTTATACGCTCCTCCCTTGTGTGGACTTGCTGTCGCTAGTATATCATACTGCAAGCCCGATTAACAGGACTTGCAGAAAGTTTTTTCCTTTTTTGGCTGGGGCGGGGTTGCTTTACGGTGCAGCCCCGCTAAAGTATCCGGCTAGGTTAACGTTGCTTGCGCCAAATGTTATAATTAGAGGCGGTCATAATCATATAGCCGCCGCAGACCTTGACAACAACGCAGTCACCGGGGCAAACCTTGCGTGCATAGTATCTGGTGGTATATAGTCCGGTCGTTGCGTCATATCCCTTATTACTAGTCATAATATATAGACCTCCTCACTTGCTTGCCTTAAACAAAGCACTAAAAAACCAAAAACAAAACAAGATCGCGGATAAAATCACAGCTTGCACCCCCTTTATACCACGCTAAAACGTTTGTAGCTTGTGCGGGTGCTACATTCGGCGTATATATCAGGGTGTAGCGTCTTGAGTAGCTTGCTATCCAGTCGGACACTCTGAACGTCCTTATAAATGGCTTTTGCGGTGCCTTGCGCCATCTCCGGCGCGCCCTGCATCATGCAGATAATATCAGCTTTAATGCTTTCGTTCATTGCTTCCAGCTCTTCCAAAAGCCGCTTGTTTTCGCGGTACTCGTTCACTTTTTCTTCAAACAACGTCATTTTTTAGCCCTCCTTAAAATGTGTGCTACCTTCGATTAAAACATCTGCGTCACGAAGTAAAAAATCAAATGCGTCAGATGTATATTTTGCCCAGTTATTGCCAATAGAAATTACAAGATTTTTTACTTGCTCCGGGATTTTTGCGCTGTCAACCTTTTTTTCGGAGATTGTAAATAGTCGTTTATTGGTAGACAGTAGATTTTTGTTGTCTGTCTCATATTTTAATGTGTCGGACAAAAGAGAAGTGCGGTAAGCAAGCAAATCAAGGAGTTTATACTGGTTATAAGTTATAACAAGTTTCATTGCGCCCCCCTTAGCTGTTGAGCCATGCCAGCATAACCAGCGCGCCGCTGACCATGCCGCCAACGTACCAGAGGGCATAAATTTGAGTTGCATCAAGCATTATACTCTACCTCCTCTTTATAGTAGCTCTCAAGGTTGACCGCCACAGTATAGCGGCACTGGACGTTAAATAGGCGGCTCCACAGGCTGTCGCTGCCAAACTCTTTATTGTACAGCTTTGCTCCCTCAGTAGCTACGTTATACCAGAGGTCAACGGCCTTGTCTGCGTCATAGGTTCCGCGCTGGTACTTTTTGCGCAGGTTGTTAATAATGGGCGTTATCATTTGGCGGTACAAGCCGCCGTTGTTGGTGGTGTACAATTCAAGCTCTCTGCTCTCATCTGTTTCGTGGTAGGTCATACTAGAGGTTCTTTTCATGGTTTTTGTCCTCCTGTTTTGTAACTGTATTTGGTAGGTGTTACGCTTTCTTGCGTCTGATTATATTATACGCTTTCTTGCGTAGTTGTCAATAGGTATTTACGCTTTTTTGCGTATTATTTTTAGTGCGCTTGCGTGTCCGCTTGGGCGTGCCCTATCGGACACACTCCACGCCCTCCAGCGTTCCGCCGCCGTCCCGATCTGTCCGGCGTGGTCTGCCTTGCATCTGGCACGGCCTGCCCTGCTGTCTGTGCTGTGTAGCCATTTCGGGTGCGCTGGAAGGTGCAGGGAACCACCGGCGGGGTATATAGCCGCCGCCCAGCCCCGCCCGGTGAGTAGCGCGAAAAATCTCCAAAATAAAAAAGGCGTTTTTCCTCGCCTACCCACCCTCTCTTTTCTGCACAAAACACCCCCACCCCTATCTCAAGTTCCAAAAATTTCCCGCAAAAACAAAAAGACCCCTACAAAGGGTCTGCGTTCTGTGCTATACTTGCCTTACAAGCCTTGAAAGGGAGGAATCTACAAAAATGTACGCCTTATTTGGAATGATTGCTCTGGTTGCAACGCCTGTGTTTGGAGCGCTGTGTCTTTACAACAAAGCAACGCATAAGAAAGACAATCGGATGTTAATTGCTTTCTTTGTATCATTTGCAGTTCTTGTTATATGTTTGGCTGTAACACCAGAGCCATCACATGATGAATCGGCAAGCTCCGGCGTTACATCTTCCTCCGCCAAGTCTACGGCAACGGAACTGGATGATAGCTCTATTGAGGAAGTTTCCGAAAGCTCAGCAAGCAGTACTCCGGCATCTCAAAAAGCGGCATCCGAATCTGAACGGCCTATAAGCTCTGAACCCGCAAGCAGTGAGCAGGTGGCATCCAGTGCTTCTTCGCATAACCCAGATGATGATATTTTAACGCTTGATTTGGATGACTATGCAAAACAGGCGGCCGACAACGCTGTAAAGGCAAAAGACAAATACGCTGGTAAGCAATATAAGGTGACATATCAAGTCAACAGTGTATCAGACGCAATGATTAAGTTGGATAATCCGTACACTGTTATGTTCAGCGTGAACTTCGTCACTTCTCACAGCATTGGTTATACCGTTTATATGGCTGGATTCCCGGAAAACGAAAAAGACAAGATTTCTATGCTTTCTCCCGGCCAGACTGTTACATTCGTCGGTGATTTTGACGGAAACAAATTCACTGATTGCCGATTCATAGTTCCGTAAATAAAAAGCCAGCGGCTAGATGTTCTCTAACCGCTGGCTTTTCTTATGCGTTATTTACTTCTTCAATGCGCTGGTCACGTTCGGCATCGGCATCCAATAGTTAACGTCACGCATGACAATCTTGCCGTTGTCGCACAGGTACGGTCTTAAATCGCCGTATTCGTCTGCTTCGTAGGAGAGATAGCCGCACGCAACCTCTTTGCCGTTGCAAGCAATCACTCGACCGTTGTAGGTTTCTCCAACGTCAGGCGTTCTCCAAAGCCGCTCCATGTTTTCCAGAGTGTCACTGATGTATTCGTCAAGGTTTTCGTACTTATCGCCGTTAATCATATTCGTTCTCCTTTCACATGGGCATCTGGGTCTGGCCGTTTGTGACCTGAACCAACATAACAGAGTTTGCGCACGGTCTCCACTTCTTGATGTACTCGACAGCTTCATCAAACCGCTTCTTCGGCACGTTGTTTCTGCTGTTCACATTGAACCAGTCCTGAATGTCCCGGTTGCATTCCATGAACAGCTTCTGAGAGACGCTACGGCTCTTGTAGGCCGGGCTGTCCATGCCACCAAGAGCGTCGATAACTACCGTGTTCACAACACGCTTCAACACACGCTGCTGGTTGTAATCAATGGTCATGGTGTTCTCAAGAGCGGAAATGCGCTGCTCTTGCTTCATAGTGCGCTGGTCGATCACAAGGATTGCTTGCAGTTCCTTAGACAGTCCTGCGAACTGGTTGACCTGTACGTTCTTCTCAAGGTCAATCAGCTTCTGGCGAATTTCCATACCCTGCGGTGTCCGCTGAATCATTGCAATGTGCTTCGCCATGTCCAAAGTGATAACGTGTTCTGTACGAGTAGTATACGGATTCTTCGGATTATTGGTTGCGCATTTTTGAGCGACCAATGAATAGTCCGTACCTTCGACAAAACCATACTCGCACATACGAGGGAACCAGTCTTTGTATGCGGTCTTGATTTTGAGCCGCTCGTGCAGTTCTCGACCCAGCACAACCTTTTCGCCAGTGTCGGTGTCGTACACGGGGATAACATCTTCGGAGAAGATTCGGATGGTTTCAAGATTATTATTCATAGAAATTTAGCCTTTCTATCTTGCGAGAGCAGGCCATCTCTGGTATAATAGCCCAAAGAGGGTCTATACTCTCTGGATGTGTTATGATACGTTCGCTGTGGTCGGCAAACTTTAGCGGACGTATCATTTTTCGTTTTCATTGGTCTCCGGGATTGGATGCACTTCAAAGAATGTGTCACGGATGGCTGCTGCCTGTGCGACCTTGTGTTCGGTGCAATAGGCTTTCAGCCACTGGAACTGCCGTTCGGTCAGTGCAACAGTGAACGTGTGATTGTGGCGTTCAAGATAAGGACTGTACATAAACTCACCTCCCTTCATGTGGGTGCAACCAGTATACGCAATATGTTGTGGTTTGTCAATTACGCAAACGCTTAATGTAGTACTGGTATCTGTACAAAATCTAAAAGTTTGTAGATTTGCACAAAATTTAGCTGTTGTTTTTGGCAGCTCCCGCTTCGTACCCTGCCCGGTAGTTTAGTTCGGACAGCTTACCCAGCGCTTCTGCGTACTCCCTGTCCTCGCTGGTCGGCTCTTTGCCGTGGGCGAGAGTTTTCAGAAATTCTTCGGTTTTCGTGGGAAAGTTCATGTTTTTTTGCTCCTAACTCTTGCGGAGAGCAGCCCTTTTTGGTATAATAGATTCCGAAAAGGGAGACTGCCCCCTTGGTGGTTGCAGTACCTTCTTTTTGTAACGGATAAGCTATTAGCTAAACTTTGGTAGGTGGGTGCTGATAGCTTATTTTTTTATGCGTTCTGCAATGTTGAAGATTAGATCAATACCCATTCTCACAACATCACTCTTGGTTCCATCCAGAGCGTTAGCGCAAAATGTGATTTTTTCGATATCCTTTTCGCTAAGCCTGAACGAAACCATACGCATAGATTCGTTTTTAGATGGCTCTGCTGCTTTCTGCAACTTCATCACCTCGCTTTGTTGCTGATGATAGTATATACCAGATATTGAGCACTTGTCAATATGGAAATTTGAAGAAAATATACTTTACAGATTCAGAACGAATCAAAAATAAAGCGTATACACGTTTTCATGTAAAAAGTTTAACATCCTTATACTACTATACTCTGTATTTACAGAGTATAGTATATTTATATATACACTAGGGCCGAATTGCTCTCTTGACAGCTTACGCTAGAAAGCGTATAATGATACCAAAGGAAGAGAGGGCAAAAAAAATGGCAGCTACGAACAACAAGGTAAATTCCAGCGAAATTCTTCGTGGGATTATCAAAGAGCAGCATCGGACATACGAATACCTCAGAAAAAAACTTGATTATAAAAAAATTTCTAGCGTATCTTCTCGTGTTTTGGCCGATGATATGAAGCTATCTACGATGGTTCAGATTTTAGAAGTGCTGGGATACAGGCTTGTTGTCGAGCCGGACAACGGGGAGCTAACTAGAACGGGCGCTTATCAGATAAGAGAGGTAAAGGACGGCGATTCTGAATGAACGTAGCGTATGTTCGTGTATCTACTGTTGAACAGAATGAAGCGCGACAGGTGGAAGCGTTGAAGCGGCATAACATTGACCGTTGGTTCATTGAGAAAGTCTCTGGCAAGAATATGGATAGACCAGAGTTGCAGAAGATGCTTAAATCAGTTCAGCCGGGCGATACCGTGTTTATCCACGATTTCAGCCGCCTTGCCCGTAGCACAAAGGACTTGCTTGAAATGGTCGAAACGCTACAAGCTAACGGCGTACACCTTGCAAGTGATAAAGAAAACCTAGATACAGGCACTCCCACCGGTAAACTGATGCTGACGATGATTGCAGCCATCAACGAATTTGAACGACAGAATATGCTCGATCGCCAGCAAGAGGGCATCGAAGTGGCAAAGCAGAAAGGCGTTTATAAAGGCCGCAAGCCCACTGAGTATGACCGCAACCTCTTTGATGTTCTGCACGAACAGGTAGAAAAGCGTCTGCTGACCGTCACCGACGCTGCCAAACAGCTTGGTGTGACCCGCCAGACATGGTATCGGATTGCTGAACAGAGAAAGGCTGGATAATATGCAGGGAGAAGAACTGATTGTTAAGAACGGAAGCATCACGCTACGGTCTATGCTTGACTTTGGTGGTTTCCTCGAAATCAAGCGGTTCTTGGAAGCCTGCCATTCGGAAAACTGCACCGTGACTTTTGCAAACGAGGAAATTGTCATTTTTCCGAATGAATACGATGCTGCTAAAGATGCTCTCGTCTTTATTTATGGTACACTGGCAGAAAGACACATTATCATCGAAAAGTATCTTAGTTACAAGTTGATGCTTGGGGATGAAGAACCGAAGCCAACGCTTGTATAATCAAAGAAAGAGGTACGGAATGAATAAACTGCTTTATCGTTATCAAGTGTTTGGATATAAAGGGGCTGCGGCACAAATGATGGACGCACTTATAAAAGAGAAGCCGGATTTGCGAGATGGATACTATTCCCTTCCAAAATTGAGAGATGCAATAGAAAAGGACAAATGGCTTTACAGCGTGATCTCTGGTTCGCATGATAAAGACGGCGTGATTCTTGCTACTCATATTTATGATATGGGCTATGTTACGCTAGGGGATGACGAGCATCCCGGTATTCGTCCGATAAAATGGTATGAGCCGTTGTTTTTTGTAAGGCTGAAAGAAAAATTGCATAAAATTTATTGGTGGCCTTGCAAATCCGGTCCTACGTTATTCGATTATATAAATAAGGTAAAATAAGTTCCGTTAAACTAAATTACATTAAATAATTTTCCGAAAACAGCATTATAAAACCGAATATTTGATTTTTGTGCAGTTGTAGGCACTCTTTACATTTTCAGGTAGGGGGTGCCTATTTTTTTTATGCAGCCAAAACAGTGCATTGCCATCATCGACAGCATCAAAGCGTATGCAAAGCAGAATCCGACAGAAGCACAGGTCTACGAGGACTGGTTTCAGGCGGTCGTGAATTTGAGGGACGCTCTGTCGCAAGACAAGCGGTTCGATGCCTACAAATACTCTGGTGAGCTGCGCTCTGTCTGTGCAGCCATGATGGGCAAGATGAAAACAGGCGAGGACGTGGCGAAGGTCTATGACATTATCAGCCGGACGTACCTGTTTGAAGCAAAGGATGTGTTCGACAGCTATTGCATTTACCTTGAATGGAATCGTGCGCCGGAGAAGAAGTTCTATCAACCAAGACGCAGAGTGCTGAAAGTGCTGGCAGATGACCTGGAGGACTTGTTTTATAAGCGGATAGATTTCTTGGGGGTCAGTCTTCCGGCTCGCGTGGGTAAGGCTTTGAGTGATGATACACCAATTCTTACGCGAAACGGCTGGAAGAATCACGGCGATTTGCAGGTTGGTGATGAAGTTATCAGTCCAAAAGGCAAGTTTGTAAAGGTGCTGGCTGTATCTCCTAAGTGCCAGCTTGATGTGCGATGCCATTTCTCTGACGGCACATACATTGACTGCCACGAAAACCACGAGTGGCCGGTCTTTAACCGGCATAAGAACGGATTTGATGTAATCGAAACCAAGCGGATGATGGAAGATTATGTTGCCGACACGAAGGACGGTATAAGATTCTGCTATCAGGTTCCGTTCAAAAATTTTGTCGAAGGAGAATATAAGAAACTGCCTGTTGAGCCGTACACATTGGGTGCATGGCTTGGCGATGGTCGCAATCAGCACCCGGATATTTGCGAACCTCCTTGTGATCGAGTGATTGTTGAGCGTGTTATTAACGATGGATACCCTGTTAGCTGGCACACTGTCCATAAGGATACTGGCGTTGAGTACTACGGATTCTCTGGCTTGCGACAGGCACTCCAAAAAGGCGATATGTGCCATAGTCACCGCCGCTGCGTGAAGCACATCCCAGAAGAATACTTTACAGCCAGCATTGCACAGCGCATGGAATTGCTTGCTGGGCTGCTCGATACAGACGGTACGTTACGGGCAAAAGAGCATCGGTACGCTTTTTCTACCACAGAGCTGCAAATGAGAGATGATTTTGTCACGCTGGTTTCTACCTTTGGATGGAGATGTAGCGTGGTTGAATATCCACCTCGTGTATCATCTAGTGGCATTAAAGGAAATCTGACGGTTTATTCCATCTCTTTTAATCCTACCTGCCCTATTCCCTGCGTTGTTCCTCGCAAGCAGTTAAAGGAGTTCTCCAAACCTCGCCGTGTGGCATTTTGCGGGTTTGAGCGCATCGAACCGAAGCAGGGCAACTGCATTCAGGTTGAGGGCGGCGTATATTGCGCTGGCAAACGGCTGATTTCTACCCATAACAGTACGCTGTGCATCTTTTTCATCACATGGCTGATGGGCAACCGCCCGGACGTTGCATCGGTTATGAGCGGACATTCTGACAAGTTGACCAACGGCTTCTACGGCGAAGTTCTGTCTATCATCACTGACCCCGTTACCTATAACTGGGGCAAAATCTTCCCTGACGTTCAGCTTGTGGACAAAAGCGCAAAGGATGAAAGCGTTGACCTGAACCGAAAGAAGCGCTTTCCCACCCTGACTTGTCGCTCTATTGGCGGTACGTTGACTGGTGCTGTTGAAATCGGAGAGGGCGGCGTTCTGTACAGCGATGACTTGATTGAGGACTTGGAGGAAAGCTTGAATGTTGAGCGCCTGAACAACAAGTACGATGCCTACTTAAACCAGTTAAAAGACCGCAAAAAGCAGGGCGCATTGGAGCTGATGGTCGGTACTCGCTGGAACGTGCTTGACCCTCTGGGGCGCATCCAGAACCAGTACGCAGATAATCCAAAGTACAGATTTCGTGTGATTCCCGCTGTGGACGAGAACGGACACAGCAATTTCAATTATGACTACGGCGTGGGATTTGACGATGCCTACTATGCCGACATGAAAGCCAGCATTGACGATGCAACATGGTGGGCAAAGTACATGGGCAAGCCCTATGTGCGTGAAGGTCTGCTGTTCCCTGCCGATGAACTGCGGTATTTCAATGGCGTTTTGCCTGACGGTGAGCCTGATCGGAAGCTCATGGTCATGGATATTGCATGGGGTGGCGGTGACTTCACCGCCTGTCCTATCGCTTATGTGTACGGCGATGCTGTGTTCATCCCTGACCTTGTGTTCAATAATGGCGATAAAACCGTGACCAGACCGGAAGTCGTGGGCAAAATCATCCAGCACAAAATCAATGTGGTGCGTGGCGAAGCCAACAACGGCGGTGATGAATATTGTGACGTAGTGGACAGCCAGCTCCGGCAGCAAGGCTATCACTGCTCTGTCCGCAGCCAACGTGCGCCAAGTGGTCAAAGCAAGCTGTCCAGAATTATTCAGTATGCGCCAGACATCAAACGGTTCTATTTCCTTGACGAGAAGCACCAGTCGAAAGAGTACAAGGCGTTCATGGAACAGGTGACGATGTTCACACAGCTTGGCAAAGTTCCGCACGATGATGCGCCGGACAGTCTGGCACAGCTTGCCGATGAATTGTATAACGGAATCAGTAAAATCGAACCTGTCAAGCGTCCATTTTGATTAAAAACACAATATATTGTGTTCGCTGGGTCTATTTATTTGATTTTACCACTTGACAACGCTTATAATGTATGCAGGAAGTTTTGCAGCTTCCTCTAAGGAATAGCTTGCACGCGGGGTTTTGTCATTTTACTCGCGTGCGTGTCAACAAGCATATTCCTCCTTTCACCGGTGGAGGTTTTCTCACTCTTTCGCCTTCACCGGGCTTTATATGTTGCGTTTCCGATTGTAAGGGGAATGCCAGCTTGTCTCCCCCCACGGCTGGCAAGCAACGGTTCGATTCCGTTACGCAGCACAACGATTCACTTCTGTTTTCATGGAAATTTTCCTTTTACAACCTCCAATCGTTATTCCCGGCTCTCGATGAAATGGGTTTTGTGACATTTTACCATTTCAAAGAGCAACGATGAATTAAGCCGGGTACATGACACAGAGTGGAGCAGTCTTGTAGCTCGTCGGGTTCATAGCCCGAAGGTCGGTGGTTCAAATCCATCTTCTGTGTCCATCAGCGATTTGCTCCAGTCGGGGTAATCGCGGCTTTTGACACCCGACAAGTCAGAGCCTAGCACGGCTGGAAGTGCGAACAGTTTCCCAGTAGCTTCTGACAGGTCTGTGCTCAACAGCCTGTTTCCAGAAATTCAGCGAAAGGAGCGCTCATGCTAGTTAGAATCTGTTGCCCTTGTATCAGGCAGAATCCAATCTATAAGAACGTCCGCTGCAACCGCTATCTTGGCGAAGTGGACGGACGATACCATTTCAAGTGCGACAGATGCAAGGGCGTTATCGAAGGAGACACAAGGGAAGGATGGGTAAAAATTATCCATCCACCGGAAAAGTAAATAGCTTTTGAAGCGCAGTTTTGGCGCAGTGAGATAGACCTTAACAGGTTTGTCTTGCTGCGCTTTTTATTTTGCCGGAAAGGAGGAACACATGGCTGAGTATCAGATGGTCGTTGGCGGCTTTTTGAATAATCCGCTGACTGGACGTAGACCGATTGAAACGCCGGAGACGGAAATCAATCGGGAGAATGTGCTGAAAGTTGTCATGGGCAAGGCAGAGCCTATTCATCTGCTGAACAAGAATGAGATTCGCTTTTTGCACAACTACTACTTGGGTAGCCAGCCTGTTCTCCACCGCACGAAAGAATACCACGCTGAAATCACGAACCGCATTGTGGAGAACCACGCCAATGAATGCGTGGGCTTCTACACAGGGTATATGAGCGGTACGCCGTGCTCTTATGTGCGGTCTGAAACGGCAACAGGTGACGGCGAGGAAATCGCCCGGCTGTCTAACGCCTTGCAGTATGAGGGCAAGGATGCACTTGACCGGCGGCTCTGGCAATGGATGTTGGAGTGCGGACAGGGATACCGCATCGTTCTTCCTGACAAGGGGAACAACGGCAACTACCCGGACGAAACGCCCCTGCTGGTGGACGTTCCAGACCCTGACATGGCGTATGTGATTTACAACTCCGGCATCGGACACAAGCCCATCGCTAACGTGCTGCATATCCCGCGCAATTATCAGAACGACCTAAACGACCTGATTTGCGTGTATACACCAAACCAGTACTTTGAAATCGACAACGGCAAAGTCACAAAATCGGAAAACCACTCTCTGGGAATGCTGCCGATGGTCGAATACAAGCTAAACCCGGAGCGGATGGGGCTGTTTGAGCCTGCTATCCCTGTGTTGGATGCCATCAACGACCTAGAAAGCAACCGTCTGGACGGTGTGGCGCAGTTTATCCAGTCCATCATGGTGTTCACAAACTGCCTTGTGGACAAGGATGCTCTCGACCAAGTAAAAGAGCTTGGTGCAATGTGCCTGAAGTCCACCTCTGGTCTTCCGGCATCTGTCTCACAGATTGCAAACGAACTTGACCAGCAGCAGAGCCAGACCCTGCTTGATTCCATGTTGAACGTGTACCGCAGTCTGACTGCCATGCCCAGTGCTACCGGCAGTGAGAACGCAACGTCTGACAACGTGGGCGCAGTCATTGTCCGTAATGGTTGGAATCACACCGAAGCAAGGGCGCAGCAGTATGAGAATATGTTCAAGTTCTCGGAACGCCAAAGCTTGTCTGTAATGCTGAAAATCCTGCGTGATACGGCTGGCTCTAAGCTGATGGCAAGTGACATCAACATCAAACTGCCCCGCCGTCAGTACGATAACCAGCAGAGCAAGGTTCAGATTTTCGCACAGATGCTTAGCCAGAGCATTGACCCGCAGTTGGCGTTCACAACGCCCGGTCTGTTCCCTGACCCGCAGGCTGCTTACGAAATGAGCAAACCGTTCTTGATTGCCGCTGGCAAGCTGGGCGAGGATGGGAAAGCACCGAAGCCGAGACAAGCAGTCTACCGATAGCAATAAAGAAACAGAGGGCGAATAACCCTTTGCATATTCCGGCAGGGAAGCCGGGATACAAATTTCGCAGCGTTGCAGGGAAGCAACGGTAAAAAAACGCAGGAGGAAATTAACAATATGAACTACAAAGCGTTACTTGGTGATGCCTACAAAGAGGGCATGACCGCCGATGAAATCATTTCTGCGCTTGAAAAGGTTGCAGACCCTAGCGCAGAGGTCGAGAAGCTGCGCAACGCCGTAACGAAAGCCAACGGTGAAGCAGCCGAGTACAAGAAGCAGCTCAAGGCAAAGCGCACCGATGACGAGAACGCCGCACAGGAACAGGCTGACAAGCTGGCAGAAATGCAGAAACAGATTGAAGCCCTGACTGCTGACAAGGAAAACCTCGTCAAGGAAAAAACCCTTGCATCTTACCGTGAAAAGTTCGTTGCACAGGGTTATGACGCTGAACTGGCTGGCAAGGCTGCATCTGCGCTGGCTGACGGCGACATGGACAAGGTGTTTAAGTTCCAATCGGAATTTATGACCGCCCATGACACCGCATACAAGGCTTCTTTGCTGAAGGATATGCCCACGCCTCCGGGTGCGGATGGCAAGGGCGGCTCTGACAGCGAAGGCGTGGCGTTTGCTAAGAGCCTTGCACAGCAGAACGTAAATACTTCTAAGGCATCGAGTGACGCAATGAGTGCTTTCCATTAACAAGGAGGAAAACATGAAGTTTACCCGAAACACGGTCAACGGAATCAACGATACCATCCTTGCTTCCAATGACTACACCGCCATTCCCTTTACCGTGACCGAAACTGCTGCGGTTAAGGCTGGCTATCCCATGACGTTGGCTGGCAAGAAAGCTGTTGCTGCTGGCGAGACTGGTTCTAAGACAATCAACGCTGACGGCATCCTACTGTATGACGTTGACCCGGAAGAGAACCCCAACGCCGCCCTGCTGATTCGCGGTGTTATCGACACCAAGAAGGCGGCAGCAAGTTCCAGCTTCACCTATGACGCTGATGCAATCAAGGCACTCAAGACTGCCGTCCCCGGCATTTTCTGCCGTGACAACATCAGCGTGAACGCTTAATAGGAGGTAAAACAACATGGCACTGAATCTTAAGGAAGTCTTTGCCCCGGCTGCGATTGCCGCCTATTGGACGAATGACCCTACCAATGCGATGCCCTTCGCATCTGACGCACTGTTCCCTGCAAAGAAGAAGGCCGGTCTCGACCTGAAGTGGCTGCGCGGTCACAAGGGCGTGGGTGTGTCCCTGATGCCCAGCGCATTTGATGCAAAGGCTACGTTCCGTACCCGTGAGGGCTTCAAGTTCGATGAGACCGAGATGCCGTTCTTCCGTGAGGGCTACCATCTGGGCGAGAAAGACCGTCAGGAGATCCTGCGTGTTCTGGACAGCAACGACCCCTACGCTCGCGACGTGATGAACCGCCTGTACGACGACACCGCACAGCTTATCACCGGCGCACGTATCGTGCCTGAACGCATGATCTGGCAGCTTCTGGCTCCTACCAGCGGCGTTCCCGGCATCACTATCAAGGCAAATGGTGTGAACTACACCTACAGCTACGACCCGGACGGCACTTGGAAGTCTACTAACTTCAAGGAAGTCTCTGTTGCAAAGTCTAAGTGGAACGTCACCACCGCCACCCCCATTGCCGACCTGAACGCCGCAAAGGATGCTGTTCTGGCAAGTGTGGGCGAAGTTGTGACTGAGGTGTACATGAACACAGCAACCTTCCGCAACATGATTGCTGCGGATGAGGTGAAGAACCGGTTCATGACCGTCACCGCAAAGGCAAACGCCGTTCTGCTGGACGCTGAAGCACGGCAGATTATCGAATCTGCAACCGGTCTGAAGATTCATCTGTACGACAAGATGTTCAAGGCAGACCAGTACAGCGCAAGCGAGAAGTATCTGCCTGACGGCATGGTGGTCGTTACCCCTGCTGGCGCACTGGGCAATGTCTGGTACGGCACTACTCCTGAAGAAGCCGACCTGCTGTCCGGTCAGTCTGGCGCATCCGTGTCCATCGTGAACACTGGCGTTGCCATCACTACTGAGCTGACCGTTCATCCGGTCAACGCCAACGTCTACGCTTCCGAAATCGTCCTGCCGTCCTTTGAGCGCATGGACGCTGTGTACTGCATCAAGGCTTACTAAGGCGAAAGGAGGAAAGCAGCATGGGAGACCAGTATTCTGAAGCGGCAGTCAAGCTAGGACAGTACATTGCTCCTGCACTTGACCGTGAAGTCACGGACGAGGACTACCAACTCTTTGACCTGCTGCTTGATTTCGCCAAGGACAAGATATTTGCGCAGGGCTACCCATTCGGCAATAGACCGGACGAGCTGCCCTTGCAGTATCAGTCGTTGCAGATACGCATTGCAGCGGAACTGTACAACCACATCGGCGCAAACGGACAGACGAGCTATACCAATAATGGCATTACTCGTGTGTGGGAATCGTCCGATGTGGCACAATCTCTGCTGAATGAAGTAGTTCCGAGAGTAGGTGTTATCGGCTGATGTTCAATGGAAGCCCGCTGGATAAACGCCCGCTGTGGTATTCAAACCCGGTCGGCGAGAAAACGCCTGTTTTGGACGAGTGGGGAAACGAGACTGGCGAATCGGCATACGAATCGTGGAGCGACCCCGCAAAACTGATGCTGAACGTCAGTCCTCCTACTGGTTCTGCGGAAGCAAACCCTTTTGGAGCATTCACGGATTACAGCTATGCGGTCAGTTCGTCCAGCAAAAAGCGCAACACACCGCTTTATGAAGGTACACACGTTTGGTTTCAGACAGACGTTTCAAAGCCTTTCAATTACATTGTGGTCAAGGTCGCAGAGCATATCACGGATACGCTGTATGCGCTGAAAGAGGTGGCTGCAAGTGAAAATTAAAGTGAGGTTGAGCGATGCCGGACTTCGTGATGCGGAACGTCAGATACAGGAGTACAAGACCACCCTGAACAAAAAAGCGCAGGAGTTTGCAAAGGCGTTGGCTGACAAAGGGCTTGATGTGGCGAAAGTTCGCTTTGCCAATGCAGAATATGCCGGTAACAACGATGTCTCTTGCCGTGTTGAGCAAAACGGGAACACCTGCACCATCATTGCAGAGGGCAAGGCAGTTGCCTTTATCGAGTTTGGCACTGGCGCACATCACAACGGATATGGTGGCGAACTACCGCCTGGTGTTGGTGCACATGGCTCCTACGGTCAAGGCAAGGGTGCTGGCAGACGTTGGTACTACTACGGTGACCCCGGTAATGCCGGAACCTATGTGGATACTGTTCCCGGCAAGGGGCAGTTGAATTACACCGATGGCAACGAGCCAGCTATGGCTATGTGGGGGGCTGTTGAGGAAATGGCTTCTCAAGTCGAAGCAACGTGGAGGGAGGTCTGGAGCAGTTGATTGATTATTTCAATTCCATCTTCACGGCTGTTGCGACCGAACTTCGGAAACAGGTTCCTGGCATCTTCGTCACTGGCGAAATCAATGACAGCAACGTCAAAAAGTTTCCATGTGTGCAGATAGAGGAAAACAGCAATCTCCCGGTTCACCGGGATTCTGCTGGTCACAGCAAGTACGCTGCCGTTTCCCTGCGTGTGCGTGTCTATTCCAACAAAACCAGCGGACGCATTGCAGAAGCCCGCTCTATTGTGAGCATCGTGGATTCTGTGTTGGAACCGCTCAATTTCTATCGAAAATCGTTTGCCCCGTTGAATGGGCTGTACAACAATTCCGTCTATCGGATTGATTGCAGCTATGGGGCAACAATCGGAGAGGACGGAATGATTTACCGAAACTAAGGAGGTAAACATTCTATGAGTACTGCTATCTCCGGTCTGAATACCACCCTATATTGTGGCGACAGCGCAACCGCTCTGACGAAGCTGTGCGACATCAAGGATGTACCCGACCTGATCTCTGAGCCGAACCTTCTGGATGCCACCACTCTGTCTGACCCCATGCAGGTCAACATCTTTGGCATTATCCAGTCTGATGCCAAGTCTTTTACCGCCAACTACAACAAGACTGACTACAAGAAGGTCAAGGAAGCTGGCTACGATGAGACTTCCGAGAGCAACGCTGTAAAGTACTACGCCCTGAAGATGCAGGACGGCTCCGGCTTCACTTGGCAGGGTATGCATCAGGTTGGACTGTCCGGCTTTGGCGTGGACGAGGTTGTGGAAATGACCATCAACTGCATCTTCACCAAGAAGCCTGAGTTCAGCGAGACCCTGACTGTTGCTGGCGGCTAAACCGCAAAAATCGAATCAATCAAACCGGGCAGAACTGAACAATGGATTTGGTTCTGCCCCTATTTATAAAGGAGAGCATTTATTATGGCTGCTAAGGTTATCAACTTTCATTCCCCTGATGGCAAGAACACTTACGAGCTGACTTTCACCCGTGACAGCGTGGAAGCTACCGAACGTGCAGGCTTTCAGATTGGCCAGTACACCCAGATGACCAACCTGCTGTCCAACTCCCGCGCCCTGTTCTACGGCGCGTTTATCGCCCGGAATCGTGGCATCAAGCGTAAAGTCGTGGACGAAATGTTTGCCCACATCGACGAGAAGGAAGAGCTGATGGCTGCGCTGCTTGAGATGTTCATGGATGCTTCCAAGTCTCTGCTGGCAACTGATACTGAGGACAAGACCGCAAAAAACGCAACGTGGGAGATTGTGTAACCGCACAATCTCAGGAACCAGACGGAGAGGAAGAATCGTTTTCCTTCTCTAAGCTGTTCCACGATGTAGAAGCCTATTACATCTCTATCGGTATGACCTACGAGCAGTTCTGGCACGGCGATGTCTGGCTGGCTAAGGTATACCGTGACGCAGAGGAGCTGCGAGAACGCAGAGCCAATGCAGAAGCATGGAGAAACGGTTTTTACATGGCATCTGCGCTTTCCTCTACGGTTGGCAATATGTTCCGAAAGAAAGGGTCTAAGCCTATCAAGTACATGGATAGACCGATTCCCCTTACTCAAAAGGAGAAAGAAGAGTATGAATACCAACGTGCTGCGGAAGCACAGGAGCGAATCAAACGTATGATGTTCTCCATGATGGAGCAAAAGGATGGTGGTAGTGATGGCTGATGTTGATATTACGAGCTTATCCGTAGAGATTTCTGCGGAATCCAGCGGTGCGGAGCTTAATATCGACAAGCTCGCTACCGCCATTTCTAATTTGCGGACAAAGGGCAACGTGTCGAAGGTGATTGATGGGTTGGATAAGCTCACCAATTCCCTCACTGCGTTAAAGTCCGCGCAGGGAGATTTTAGCGGTCTTGAAAGCGTTACTCGGTTCATTGATGGCATCAGCAAGGTCAATACAAGTGAAAGCGCAAAGGGCATCAGTACACTGGCAAAGAGCATCGCTAAACTTCCGGAATCCCTTACCGGCATGGGCGCTCTTTCTGATAGCGTTGATACCCTGCTCGATGTTACGGATGCTTTTGACCTTATGGCTACCGTTCAAGACCCAAAAGGCTTGAAAAGTGCCATCAACGCCATCAAAAAAATCCCGGAAGCGGTCAGCGGCGTGCAGGGCATCAGTTCTGACATTAGCGATGTGAAGTCTGTCTTGAACGGATTCAATAATCTTCCTTCCGTCACTGCGCCGGAAGGATTGAGCAGTTTTGTAAGCCTTTTACGCCGAATCCCGAAAGCAGTGTCTGAAGCAAACAAAGCTGATTACACACAGCTTGCTGAAAGTTCCCGACAGTTGATGAATGGTCTTGCTCCGTTGTCTGTTCTGGATTTTAGCAATCTGAAAAATCTCGGAAGCGTCTTGAATCAGCTCAACAAGATTCCTGACCTTGCGCAAAAGCTGGATAGCAAGACGGTGGGTGACTTTTCTACTGCTTGCCAAAAACTGTCTGCCGCCCTTACTCCCCTTGCATCTCAGCTTGACAAGGTGGGCAATGCTTTTGCAAAGCTCCCTCCGCAGTTGAGCAAAGTGGTCACACAGGCAAACCGCGTGACCGCAGCCAACGAAAAGCAGCGTAAGAGCTATCTCAGTCTGTCCAATCAGATAAACGGCTTTATGCGAAACATGGCAAAGCTGGTTTCGCTGAAAGCCATTGCTGAATATCTTGGCAATGCCGTTGCAAAGTTCAACGACTTCTATGAAGCAACAGACCTGTTTCATAATGCTATGGGCAATTTGAGCGGTGAAGCCGATGCGCTCATTAGCAAGATGCAAGGTCTGCTTGGAGTTGACCCAACCAAAGCGATGACCTACATGGCTACCATCCAGAGCTTGGGTACTTCGTTTGGTCTGGCCAGCGACAAGGCATACGTTCTGTCCAAGAACCTGACTCAGCTTGCCTATGACGAAGGTTCCTATTGGAACAAGGACGTTGCGCAGACCTTTACTGCAATGTCCTCCGCAATCTCTGGCGAGATTGAGCCTATTCGCCGTCTGGGTGTCGACCTGTCTCAGGCACGGTTACAGCAGGAGCTTCTAGCTTTAGGCTTTAACAAACAGGTTTCTAGTCTGTCTCAGGCAGATAAGGCAGTTCTGCGTTATATTGCCATTATGAAGCAGACTGCCAACGTGCAGGGCAACCTTGCACAGACCATCCAGAGTCCTGCGAACCAGATCAAGATTCTGAAAGCACAGCTTGATATGTTGGCAAAATCTGTCGGCTCTCTGCTCTACCCCGCCCTGAAATCCATTCTTCCCCCGCTGATTGCCGCTGTTCAGCTCATTCGAGAGTTTGTCGAGTGGGTGGCAAAGCTGATGGGTGTGAAGGTCGTGTTTACTGATTTCACCAAGAGCGCTGATAGCGTTGGCGGCATCGGTGACGCAATGGATGACACGGCAGACTCCACCAAGAAAGCCGCCAAAGCCCTCAAGGACTACACGATGGGTTTTGATGAGTTGAACATAATTGACCCCACACAGGGGAGTTCCGGTTCTGGCAGCGGCGCATCTGCTGGCAATATCTTGGGTGATGTAGACCTGTCCGGCTACGATATGTTCAAGAACTATGTTGGCACATCTATTGATGAGATGAAGCAGAAAATCAAAAGTATGCTTCCTCTTATAGCGACTGTAGCAACCGCCCTTGCCGCGTGGAAACTCACAAATCTTATTACGGATATTGTGGACGCTATCTCCAAAATGAACGCACTGAAATCCATTGTTTTGGGCCTTGGCGTTTTTACGGTGGGCGTTGTTCTTGAGATTACAGGCATTAAAGACGCGATTGAAAATGGCGTAAATGGAAAGAATTTCGCTGAAATTGTTCTTGGCGCTTTGATTGGAACTACAGGCGCAGCCATTCTTGGCAAAGGAATTGCTCAGTTTATCGTGACCGGCTTTGGTAATACTGCTGTTGGCGCGGCCATTAAAGCGGCTGGCGGCTCTACTGCTGGCGCGATTATTGGAGCAGCAGTTGGCGGAGTAGTAACCGGCATACCTATGTTTGTAACGGGCGTTTACGATGCTGTCAAAAATGGCTTAAACACGTTAAACGGAATTTTGATTCCGCTTGGCTCAACAATGGCTGGCGCAGGCATTGGTGCAATCATCGGCTCTCTTGGCGGCCCAATCGGTACGGGTATCGGCGCTTTGATCGGCCTGATTGTTGGTGCAATGACTGACGTTGGAATTGCCATCTATCAAAATTGGGATAAAATCACTTCTCAACTTGATAAAGTGAGTGCCGAATTTAAGCAATGGTTCGTTGGCGTCGGCGAATGGTGGAATGAAAAGTGGGAAGGCTTCAAGACCAATTTTCAGACCGCGTGGGAAAGCCTTCCCGGGTTTGTGCAGCATCCCATTCAAGCACTCGACCAAGCCAGCGCAGGGCTGAAGCAGTGGTTTGTAGGTGTTGGCGAGTGGTGGAATCAGAAATGGTCTGGATTCAAGACTAACTGGGATAAATCCTGGAACAGCCTTGTTGATACCATAAAAAATCTGCCACAAAAATTTCTTGACTATGGCAAGAATATCGTAGAAGGACTTATCAATGGTATCAATAACGGAGTCGAGACTGCCAAGAAAACTGTCGGCGGCCTTGCAAAAGCTATCATTGACAAGTTCACGACCGATACTGAAATTCACTCTCCGTCTAAGGTCTTTGAGCAGTTTGGCATTTACATCGACCAAGGCCTTGCAAATGGTATCACTGGCTCTCTCGGTTACGTCAACGATGCTATGAATAAACTTGTAGACGCCACCAAGCTCAAGGGCGAAGAGATGGCGAACTATGGCATTGACTGCGGCACAAGCTACGTCAACGGCATCATTTCCGGGCTAGACTCTAAGTGGGCCGAACTCGATAACAACCTCAAGACCGACTTCTTCGGCACGGTGCAGACCTTCATTCAGGCTGCGCAGAGTGGCGATTGGAAAACAGTCGGCACAACCATTGCCGCTAGCATTTGGGGTGCTATGGGCGATGAGCAGCGTAAACGCGTCAAGTCCGTTGCAAGCGATTTGCTTGGCAGACTGAGCAAAGAATTGAAAAGCCAAGCTTCTTCTCTGCTGAATACAGCCGCTACCATTGGCAAAAATCTGGTGAGCGCACTGACTCAGAATTTCGGAAAGGTTTCCTCTGAAACTCAGACGATGCTTTCTGGTATTACGCAGGCTTTCGGAAACGTGAAGTCTCCTCTCGCAACGGCTGCTAAAGCAATCAGCGCTGCGCTGTCTGGCGGCTTGCTCAGTTCTTTCCCGACAATTTTCGCTGGGTTTGCCGGGCTGGTAAGCACCATCGGAACCGCAGTGGCGGGAATGCTTTCTGCTGTGGGCGCCGCCCTCAGCGCTACGGTTTTTGGCATTCCCGCTGGAATCGTAGCCCTTGCTGCTGCCGCCGCCCTTGGTGTTGCAATCGCTGGAATCGTATCAAAACTTGGTGGTAGCCATTCTACCAGTAGTTACAGCGATACATCTCAGTATGTTGGAAGCTCTAGCTACAATTCCTCGACATCCAGCTCTTCCTATAGTGGCACTTATTCTGCCGCAAGTGGAAACTCCGAAGAGATGAGAGATGCTGTGTACAACGGCTGCTACAATGCATTCCTCGACATCTGGCAGCGGTATGGAGAGGAAATCTCTGATGGAAGAGATGTAAGAGTGTACCTTGATAGCAAGCAGCTCACCGCTTCTGTTGAAAAGACCCAGAAAGAACGTGGCGTGTCTATTATGGGTACCGAAGTTTATTCCTATTAAGAAAGGATGGTTCAGATGGCCAATATTCCTGCCCTGGTTACGGTGAATGGCGTAGAGCTGCCGGAACCATCCTCTTATGAGGGAACGACTAGCACGATCGTGGACTCTGGCCGAAATGTTCAGGGCAAGGTTGTTGGTTCTGTCGTGCGGCATGATGTGGCAAAGGTCTCCATATCTTGGAACTACCTCACCGCACGGCAGTGGGCCGACATCTTGAGTCTTTTCACTACGAATTTTTACTGCACTGTTAAATTCTATAACCAAGCCACAGCCGGTTATACCACCCGTCAGATGTACGTCTCCGACCGCACCGGCGGAATGTGGCGTAGAGGGCCGAAAACCGGTGGCGTGATGGGATGGACAGGGTGCAAACTTTCTCTTGTGGAGGTATGACACATGGTTGAAGTCTCCGATAAGTGGAAAGAAAAATTTAACGAAACCCTTGTCCCGGAATCTTTTGTAGAGATCACCTGTGGAATTACTGAACCCGGTATCAACAAAAAGGCTACCATCGTCACGTCATCGGCAGCCCCGTTCTCCACCTTTCACAGTATTGCGCTTTCCAATAACGCTTCCATTTCGAGGTATTCCACAGGAGAGCTTAATCTCACTGTTCTTGACGGAAGTTGCGCCATTGTTCCTTCTTCCCCTCCGTATGGAACTACTGGTTTTTTGAGCGCCAAGATTTTTGACGATTCAAATCATCCTGTTATCCGGCTTGAGCTTCCGAGTGAGAGCAAGTCCTCGATTCCCGGCGTTTCAATTTGCTGGTCTACGGTATTTGAAGAATACGCTACAGATTTTTCGGTCAGCGCATATCTTGGGACTAACAGGTTAAAAACTGTGACCGTAAATGGAAACAAATCCGTCCGTTCTGATGTTGATGTAGAGCTTTCCGGGTTTGATGCCGTAGAGATTGAGGTGCTGAAGTGGTGTCTCCCTAACCGTCGAGTAAGGGTCGAACAAGTGAAAATCGGCAGGTATCTGGTGTTCGACAAGACCAAAATCTTGTCCTACAGCCATTCTTCTGCAAGAGACCCTATCTCCGGGCAGCTTTCTCAGGAGTCGATTTCCTTTAGTTTAGACAACAGCGACCGCACATGGGACTCCGTAAACCCTCAAGGGATTTACAAGTACATCTATGAGCGCCAGCCTGTCACTGTTCGTTATGGAATGGATGTTGACGGGAAGACCGAATGGGTGAGCGGAGGAATGTTCTTCTTGTCAGAGTGGAGCGTCCCTGCCAACAGCATTGAGGCGTCCTTTCAGGCGCGAGACGCTTTCCTGTATCTATCCAGCACGAAGTACACCGGAAGAAAATACGGCACACTATACCAGATGTGCTACGATGCGTTAGAACAGCTTGAGGCAGATGAAATCACATTCGATATTTCGGACGAGCTGAAAGATTATTCTGCTGACATCTCTTCGGATGGCTCTTCGTATAAAAACTCTGATATTTTGCAGCTTGCAGCCAACGCAGCGGGTATGGCGCTATATCAGACGCGAGATGGCGTTATCACCATCAAGCGGGCGTATGAATTTGACTCCGGTACGGATGTTGAGGACATCACTCTTCTCAACAATTATTCTTGGCCTGAAATCACTTTCGCACAAAACCTTCTTAATGTCACGACCTCTGTTGGCAACAAAACATACGCTTACCCTGAAAACCCTTCCGGTCGTGGCGCATCTCAGAGCTTGAGCAACGCTCTTCTTTCTGAGTCTACGCTTGAAAAGTCTCGAAACGCCCTTACGGAATCTTACAGCGTGCTTTCCAATCGGCGCAAAGCAACTTTGGAATATCGAGCCAGTCCCACAACGGACGCTTTGGATTTCGTGAAGATTCATCATCAGTTCGATTACAGCGCAATTCTGTTACTGACAAATGTATCTTATACCTACAATGGATGTTTTAAAGGCAAGCTTGAAGGTTATATGATAGCTGATGTTGAATCTGTTACGCTGGATTCCTCCAGTGCGACGCTTGATTGGGCGCAGTCCATTATTCTAACTGCAAATGTTGGTCCTGCTTCTGTGGATTCTCCGAATATCAACTGGACGGCATCTCCGGAAGGAATCGTATCGCTTCATGTCCTTACGAATGCTAACGGTAAATCTACTTGTCGAGTGTCGTGGAACTGGAAGGGTAGCGCTACTGTAACGGCATCCGCACATGGAATATCTGCAAGCTGCTCCTTTACAACAAACGAATACCGTCTTTCCAATATCGTTGAGGGCGACACGGTATTTATTGAAGAGAACGGAACGCTTGTTGAGTTCATTGTTGCCAAGCACAACTACGAAAGCGAGCTAAATGGCACAGGCCAGACGCTTCTTGTTCGGAAAGTTGCAGCAGTGGCTCGTGCATACGACAACGAGTGGGCGCGATACGACGGCAGTGATGTTGATACTTGGCTGAATCAAGTCTATGCAAAATCTCTTCCTTCTGTTGCACTCAATCAAGTAATCTCTTCTACCACCTTCCGTTGCTATCGTGGACAGAATGGATTGAGAAAAAAAGCTCTTCAATGGGCTAATATTTATTATGCATCGACCCGCTCTAGCGCTACCGTAATAACATTGTCCAAGAAATTTTTCCTTTTATCAGCGTTAGAACTTGGATGCGCATTGACTGGTACGTCTTATGACCCTTATCACGACTTTAATGTAGATTGGGGTGAAGATTTGCATCCGCTCAATTTTAACTATAGCGATGGCTCTCCGCTTCCTCTCGCCAAACAAATTGCCCTTACAATGTTGCAAGCTAATTCGTCCCCCGAAAGTGTGATATGGACGCGCTCTCCTAACTTCAATGACGGTTATTCAACAAGAAAAGACCCCAGCTATCACACCGGGCTTGGAACATCCGTTGAGGGAATTATTGGCTATCAGGATAGCTCAACTAAAAAGTGGAATTATCAGACAACGGTAGCACCGGTTTCTACGTCCAGATATGTTCACCCTGCTTTTACCGTTCCTGATACCGTTTTCATTGGCCCGAACAAAGAAATACGCTTTGAAGAAAGCGTAAATGAGGTGTAACAATGGCAAAGTGGATTACAGACCGAACGCAGGCGGATGTAGACCGGGTCAAAGAGCTTGCTTCAAAGGGAAAACTTGGCGTATGGACAGAAAAGGAACAGAAAGAGTGGGCCTCCGGTATGAAAGGAGCGCTTAGTTACACTGACTATGCACGAATCGAACAGGGCATGAAAGAGCTTGCTGACATTGTCGGAGTGAAACTTCCTATCGACCCGATTTCGGTCGTGACGGCGCTTAATACTTCCGGCAACATCCCCGCGTGGGACACTTATCCCGCCAAGTCCGAGTTCTTCATGCCGCTGACTGCCAAGAAAGCGGGCCTGCGACTCCGCTCGCTGGAGTTCCGCGTCAAGGGCTATGTGCCGGGTACGATGCGCACCGTCCTGCGCAAGTACGGCTCCACGACCGCCCTAGTGGATAAGTTCATCGACATTATCCGCGGCTACAACGACGTGGTGCTGGACATGGGCAGCATCGCGCTGGAAAAGGGTGTCGAATACCAGCTCTATT